TTATTCCTTGACAGATTTCTGAGCTTTACCGTAGTATTTCTGCTGATACTTTTTATTCAGTACCTTTTTAACTTCTGTGCTTGTTTCCTCTAAAGCCGCTGTGTAATCTGCTGTATTAGAAATATTGTTGCCCTGCCAAGTACGATATTTTTCAACTAAGTTTAAGTAGTCCTTGATATAGGCATCATACTCTTGCGGTGTCATTTGATATTCGCACTTGGTTCTGAGGTAGCTTCCATCTGCACGCTTTATCCTGTTGCCGTTTGAGTTTGTTTCATAAACAGTCCATTCCATTGTGGATTTAGGTAAGTCCGTGATAATAACACCGTCAGAAACCTTTTCACCATCAAGACGGCTAAGCATATTTGTTTGCGATGTAGTATTGTTATAATCCCAACGATTAAGAGTTTGGAGCAAATAGACCCGACCATTTCTTTGTTCACTTTCAGGCAGAGCTTTTATGGCTTTATTCATACCCGAAATGTAACTTGTGATTATAGCGTTCTGCTCGTATTCTACAGCCTTGTCGATAGTTCCTGCATATTGAAATGCTTTCTCTGCCTTTTCCTCATTCTCATACATTTTATTAAGGACATCGGTAGAATAGTTACTGTCAGATATAAATTTGTTTCTCAGACCAACACTTTTGTCTTTGCGTTCAGGATTTATCGGGAATAATGCTTTGTTAACCTGACCGAGAATACCTGCGTAAGAGGAAATAAGGTGGTCTATTTTCTTTGGTGACATATCAATATCTCTTGCAAGTTGTGTTTGCCCTAAGGCATAAGCAACCTTTGAAGTGCTTTCTGTGTACCTCTCGTTGCTCGGAATGTACTTATCATACGCACCCTCAATAGGAGTTCCCTTAAAGTCTTGATTAAATCCAACATCTACTAACCCACCTAAGACGGTACTACCTAATACAGAGTGTGCTGCATTAACAGGGTCGATGGTGTCGGGTAGCATTGGCGGTAATAATTGCTGACCTAAGTATGTTCCAAAATCATAGAACGCTTCTTCGTTTTCATTGAGCAGGTATTCAAAAGTTCTTTCTGTCAAGGTATCAAGTAAAGCATTTTCCCTTGGCTTCGGAAGGGATATAAACTTTCCATCACCAAGAGCATAATTATAAAAATTATTTTTCTTATATGCCGACAGGTTTTTATAACCTTCCTCATCAACTTCATTATTATAGAGGTAACCGAGAATACCCATAATCAAAGCATTGAGTAACCACTTTAATAATGTTTTGTAACGCTTCTTAATATCTTTATTTGTAATTGTCCGGAATGCCTTATCAAGACCTTGTATAGCTGCATTGTTAAACATAATAATTTTATTGACTGCCTTTGCCGTATCACCGCTACCACTACGCTTAAAGTTCGTAGTAAGGTCGCTTGCATTAAATATAGCTTCTTGCAGGTCACCACCATTTGTAAGCGTTCTTTGGAATTCTGCAAATCTTGGCACACTTTCGATTAAATCGTTAAATGATGCGACCGTTTCAACCGGGTGCCTGAATATTGAGTATGCCAATCGTCTTGCTTTCCCCATATCTTTCTGTGCCACTTTACGCAAAGTTGATTTAATATTTTTAATATTTGCACTTAACTCTGAGGAATGACCGCCACCCATTGCCTTATACTGTTTATAGCTTTCGCCGTTTGCAATAATAGTAGCGAGAGCTTTTACATACTGAGCAGCAAAGGTTACAGGGTTGTTGACCTCTGACAGCTTATATGCCGTGCCGTAATCTCGGATAGCGTTTGTAACGGCAAATATCGGATTGTTTTGCGTAATCAATAATTTCATAGGTTGCATTACTGAATTCATTACTTTTAACAGTCCCGATGTTTGTTGCGGTGATAGCTCTGCAACGGATGTGTAAAAAGCGTTATCGTGTATCTGATAGTATGAGGGAACACCGCTTTGCAGAACGGTAACAATCTTTTTATTTGCGTTTGCAATAGGTGTAAAATCTGTAACCGCATCACCGAATATTTCATCAAACATATCACTAACCGCAAAATAGTCCTCTGCATTAAGTTTGTGTTGGAGTGCTTCCGTGAAACTCTCTTTTTGCTTTGATATATCTGTGAAATGAGGTATCATATCAGGTGATACTTTTTCCATAAACTGACCGAAGCCATCCACATTATCAGCGTAGTTTGCCCAAATACGCATAACCTGATTTCTAAGAGCAAACTTCACCATTTTTTCTGTATTCCTGATAATACTTTCAGTAGGACTGATTATCATAGCACCACTACCCTTAGCTCTCATAATCGGTGAGCGTTGGTTTGCAAAAGTGCCTTTTGCCATTCCTGATTTCTTGTTACCGACTGCTCTGTAAAACGGAACATAGGACGGATATTTGCGATTGAGTGTTTCTAAGGTTTCTCTTGTCATACCACCTGCAGGTATAACAAAGTGTTTTAATACATTGTTCTGATATTCGTATAGGTTCTCAGCAGCAGTTTTGATTTCAGGGTGTGTATCCTCAATCTTTGCCATCTGCTTTTTAATTTCCTCTACATTTTCTAATGTATCATCAGCAAAAACTCTCTTAGCTGTTACATCGTCTTGTTCCGGGGCAATCCATTCTAACGAGTGACGGAGTACAAGATATTTGTCAAGCAACTTAACATCTTTTGAATCAACCATACCGATACAGTCTATAAAGGATTTAGCATCAATCAATTCACCACTTAAATTACGGAAGCCCTCACAGACTAAGTAATTTGCAACTGCGTGTGCATTCAAGGAGTTTGTCGCAAGCACATAGGCATTACCTTTTCCCGATAAAGTTCTGCCGGTCGCATCTTGCACATAGTCAACAGCTTCTTTCTGTGGGTGGAAACTGTCAACCCAATTTGTATAGAATTTTTCCCACTTTTCTCTAAAGGGTATTTTTTCTTTTTTCTGTGAGCTTGTTATAGCTGCATCGTATCTCTCGGATATGTTATATGATAAGTATGCATTTACCGCAGAAGCTATTTTATTAACAGTCTTTAAGTCCTCTTTGGAAAGAGCCTGTATAAACTCTGCATAAAACTCCGGGCAAAGTCTGACTGCTTCATTGGTGTTTTTAAGATAACTCCTGATAAACTCTGCAACCGATTCTTTATTCTTTGTGACATCATCATCGTACATATCTAAGTATTCCTGAGATACGGAGTTACGGAGTGTAGCAACACTTTCCAAACCGTCTAATCCGTATTTTTTACAGAGGTGGTGTCCTAACTCGTGAGAGATTGTCGGCAGGTTGTTTGCTATTCTCGTCCTTATTGTTTCAGGTTTTGCCTTGTAAATGCCTGAAGCTTCTCGGTCTGTTACTTTACTTGTCGCAATGGGAATACCGAATTTTTCACTAATACTGCGTACAATGTCCGCAATATTAACACCTTTGACCTTGTTATCCTCAACACGCTCGGTCGCCCACCTGTTTTCAAGGACGGTATCTTCGGATAGGTTCAAATCTCTACTGCTTAACACCTCATCATCAGATGTTGTGTCTGTTTCGGTCGGTTCAGACTGTTTCTGTTCGCTATAATGTTCATAACGATAGGTAATATCCTTTTGCTTTTCAAGTGCTGCTGAGAGTTCAGCTTCTTTTTCAAAAGGTTTATTAACCTCGGTCTTAGCAAACTCTAAATCTTTTTGGAGCTGTTCAAGGCGTGCCTGTTGTTTGGTCTGTTCAGCAGTCAAGCGATTCAGAACACCTGCAATTCTTGCTATGTTATTACCGCTTCCACCTGCATACTCGACTGTGTATTCGTTTGCACCCTTTATCACTAAGGTGTAACCGATACCGCCTGTATCACCTTTGAACATAATATCAAAGCCATTGTATTCACCAAGCTTTGTGAAGTTACCATTCTTAGGAGCTGATTTCACAGCTTCGCCAAGAGCCATGTTAGCTTCACCCTGTTTGTCAAATTTCTTACCCTTGATTACCATTTCAGCTTTTTCGCCGTATTTATCCCTAAGGGCAATATCCTGAGCCAATCTATCAAGGTATGTTGTAAGTCTGCTTATGATACCGGGGTTTTTAGCGATTGCATCTTTATAGCGATACATTTCACTTTTATAGTTGCGTTCAAGGGTTTTAAGTCTGATAACCTCTTTGTCAATATCAATCTTCTCTTTTACAAGAGGATTGCCTGAGGTAATCGCCATAGCAGTTGCAGCATCAACACCTGCTCCGCTATCATCATCAGCCCCTATATCTTCCATTTCTGCAATCTGTTCACCTCTTAAAGCACGGCGTATCATTTCGCCTTTACGGTCAACGGCCTGCCATTTATGGCTATCAAAGGTGTTTTCCTGTAAGTATCTGTATATACGGACCTCAGGATTGATATTACCTGCACGAATACCACGAGCGTTGCCCTGTTCCCAATCAGATGGTTTATATGTGACAGTAGGGTGATGTATAGCTACAACACGCTTCTGAACATTCAGACCTTCAGCCATTTTCTGTGATGTGCCGATTAGAACACGAACCTCGCCATTGTTTACTTTTTCGTAAAGAGCTTCAAGTTGTGAATCGCTTTGGTCTTTAACAATAACAATCTCGTCTTTCGGTATGCCCTTTTCAATAAGTTTTTTCATAATGTCCTTGTGCAGATTGAAAGAATATACCGTACCTGAGCCTGAACCTTTGTCACAGAATATAATCTGAGTACCCTTGATGTCCTTAGATGCTTTGTATTCATCGAACACAAGACCGCACATTGTATTGATTTTACTGTCTGCATAATCAAGTTCGTCTAAGGAGTAGTCCTTAAAAATGTTATGCTCTGATTCTGCACCGCTTAACATTCGCAGGTCAACGGAAGCAGCATCAGCCATTGACATTAACTGACCGTATGTTTTCAATAGTTCTGATTTCGGAGTGTTGGCAATAATGCTTGATATTTCTTCTTCGATTTGTCTGTGTTCTGCAGTGCTATCAAGCTTAACATCTTTATATATAGCTTTTGGTAGGTTCTTAACAACATCGTCAGTAAAAACAATGTCTGCAAATTGTCTGAACATACCAAACATTTCAGAACCATTAACAAAGTTCTTGATAATCTGTGTTGATTTTGTCTTTATCTTGTTGTCTATGCCAATTTCAGTATTGGTTTCAATCTTTGCAAAGGTATTGACCCATTCATCAAGGGAGTGTATTCCGGCATCTTCTAAAATATCAGGGCGGACCATACGCATCATATTGTAAATTTCAGAAACGGTATTTGTGATAGGTGTACCTGTACCGAATACAATCTTGCCGTCTATGGAACGCATATAGTCTAATTTCATTAGCATATCATTTGCCATTTGTGCGTTGTTCCTGTTTACAAGACCTTTAATATCAAGCTTTGTCGGTGTCAAAATGCTTTTGTAGTTGTGAGCTTCATCAACACAAATACAGTCGATACCGAGCTTTTCAAATTCAACACTGTTTTCATCACGGACAGTATCAGAGTTTAAGTCCTTTAGTTTCTGTTCAAGATTATCTCTTTGAGTAATTAAACCCTTTAGCTGTCTTTTCGATACATCACGGTCACTCTGAGCAAGAGAGATTTGATATTCTAAATCTTCTAACTGCTGATTTACATAGTTAGCCTGCAGCTCATTACTTACCGGGATTTTTGTGAATGTGGTTCTTGCAATAAGAACAATATCCCAATCGTTGGAATTTACAAGACCGAGCATAGTCTGTCTTTTCTTATTTGCTGTATCTATTACGAGTACCTTAGCGTTTGGATATGCCTGAGCAATATCACGCTTAAAGTCAACGACCTTATTGTTAGGTACGACCATAGCAGCCTTGTTGATAAGACCCATACGCTTTGCTTCCATAACAGAAGCAATCATTTCAAAGGTTTTACCTGTACCAACACCGTGAGCAAATAGAATGTTTCCCCCGAATAGGAAGCGTGCTATACCTTTTTTCTGATGCGGATATAACTTTGCTTTCAGAGTGCTGTCCATTGAATCAAAAGAAAGTTTCTCAGCAATATGTTCATAGTCGAGAGGTCTATAATTATTATAGGTTCTATTGTACCTATCAACAATGTCAGCTCGTCTGTCGCTGTCGCTGAATATCCACGATTCAAACTCAGCTTTGATGTCCTCTGCTTTTTGTCTTGCTATTTCAGTCTGCTCGGAGTCAAAAACAGATATTAGCTTTGTGCCGTCAGACATTCTCTTAGTAGCTGTAATTTCGCTATCGTTAAGTATTTTTTCAAGAAGCTGAATAGCATTAAATGCTTTACAGCCATACTTAACATTGAGTATATCACCGTATCTTATTTGTCTTACGCCCTCGATTGACCACCGTCCTGAGTTATCCTTAGACACCTCAATTCGTGTCTTAAATATGTCAGCAACAAAGTCCTGAGTATAGGACGGCTCAATGTAGTTTGCACCGAGTTTAACGGTGATAGAGGAAGCATCTTTCGGAGTAGGCAATACCGCTTCAAGCATCGCCTGTTGTTCCTTAAATTCAGATTTACCCTTTACAGCTTCTAATTTCTCATAGATATTACCTGACAAATATATGTCGGTCAAAACATATTCACCCTCAGGAGTGAGTACGATTTCGCCCTTTAATTCCTCTACAAGCTGTGTTTCTGTTTTCCCGGTCAGCTCTTTCATTCTCTCAAAATCAATATGTCCGCTTTCGTTAAGAGATACCGCCAACGCATCAGATGCAGCATCAACGCTTGTAACTCTCTTTTTCCTGAGAGTATCTTTTTCAAACAGTGCTGATTTTTCAAATTTGCCGTCTTTTGCATTGTAGTATTCAAGACCACTAACCAAATAATAATCGGCATCAGCTTCAAGAAAAGTGTTGTTTTTACACTTAGTATTTCCGATTTTCTTTTTGCCGTCACCTGTAATAGCGGTGTGTGCCTTGTAGAATTTGTCGTATGCTTTGGAAAGAGCATCACGCAGAGGTTTTATATCTTCCTCAGACTTGTCAAGCTCATAAGCATTTAACAGCTCTTTGTACGCATCACGCACGGCCATATAGTCACGGACTGTCTGTTCACGGTTTGTTACCTGTGTTGCCGTTCCTGCACCATCGTCAGAGTATATCTTACCGTTCTTTTCAAAGAACCTCGGTTTGTCACTTACTGATACAATAGTTTCGATAGGCTTTAGTTCTGTTTTGCCGGAGAATAAATCTTTCGGTAGCTTCTTCATAGCGGTTTCAAGTTTATCGTAAAAGCTACCATCATCAAGGACTGTTGTTATTTCCCCCCAAGCGTTAGTGCCTTTTGAAAGAACGCCCAAAACATTTTCAGGATGTTTTTCAAAATATTCATTTATACGCAACCCGTCTTTGTTTGTGATAACATTCAATATGCTATCGCCACTCGGCTTTTCACTGTTTGCACGCTTACGGAGTATAATCAGGTCGGTCTGAACATCTGTGTCGGCGTTTCGTGAGAACACACCTGCAGGGAGTTTATAACAGCCGATTACATCTGCCTTATCCATTATTGCCTTGCGTGCATCAAGGGTGTAACTATCAAGTGTTCCGGCACTTGTTATAACAGCCACAACGCCACCATCACGAACCTTATCAATAGAGGAAAGTATAAAGTAGTTATGAAGATTGTATTTCTTTTTGTTATAGGTCAGTTTGTTTGTACCAAAGGGAACATTACCAATAACCAAATCATACGAGCTATTTTTGATTGCAACATCTTGGAACGGTTTGTTGATAACTGTTGCACCGGGATAGAGGTATTGTGCTATTCTTGCGGTGTACGATTCAAGCTCTACACCTGTCAGAGCTGATTTACTACTTAATGCCTGAGGCATACGACCGAAGAAATTACCAACGCCCATTGAGGTTTCAAGGACATTACCGCCCCTAAATCCCATACGCTTCAATCCGTTATACATTGCATCAATAACCTTAGTGGGTGTGAAAAAAGCATTGTTCATTGAGCTTTGCATAGCTTTTCTCTGTTCCCAATCAAACAGCCTGCCAAATCTGCTACTAAGGTCATAAGGAAGATATCGTGGGTCGATACCGCCCCAACCCTTATATTTAGCAAGTATTTTCTTTTCTTCCGCTGTTGCGGGTCTGCCCTCGTCCTCGATTTTCAAAAGAAGCTCAATCGCTTCAATGTTATCCTTTGCACTTGGGGCAGTAGTATCAATTTCTGCTGCGACATCATCAGTAATAACGAAATTGCCCTTGTTAGACGGTCTTGGTTTTTCGACTGCCCTAACCTCAGTATCAATGATTTCAGATGTGCTGTCTGTTATTTCTGTTTCAGATTTTCCGCTTTCTGCATCAGAGCTTTCTGCATCATTTCTTCCGTGAACTCTCTCGCTGTCATTTCCGACATTGGGTCGGATTGGCTCTGTTCCATTATCGTCCTGTAATAGCTCTCTGCCATTGTCCCTATGCTGTCCGCTATCTGTTTCTGCTGTTCTTTCGGTAGAGCTTTGAGCTGAGGAGTGTAGTCCGCTATCATCAGTAGTGCTTTCTCCTGCCAATAATTCTGATTTCTGTTCAACATTATTTACACCGTCCTTTACCTCTTTTTCTTTTATTATATCACTATCGTCCGATTTTTTCAACATATCTGTATCGGGTGAGGTGCTTTTCTCTGCTACACCAAAGAAATCATTAAAAACTTTGATTACTTCTGAATCAGGTTTGCTCTTGAAAATAAAACCGGGAATTGCTTTTCCATCAGGAGTTTTAGCAAACCTTGAATAATATCCGCCGACTTTTTTGACGATGCTACTCAACTCTTTGTATTTATCAGTTGTAATTTTATCTTTCAAGGAAATTACCCATAATTTTTCACCTGTTTTAGTGTGAGTGGTTTCGTGCATTTCACATTTATCCGTCAACTTCGGTGTGTCGGCTTTAGGTGCTTTTGTTACGGAATCAGCCTGTTTTATTTCATTTTCAGGTGTTTTTGTTACGCTTTCGGTCGTTTTACTTACACTTTCAGGGGTTTTTGTTACACTTTCTTCCACAGGTTTTTGCGGTCTAACATCAGTACCGAAGTGCTTACTTGCAATCTCATCACCGAAGCCACTATCAATATAAGCCTGTAAAACCTTTTTAGCTTCCATATCATAGTTGATAGCGCCCTGTAATTCTGCAATGCTCATAGACGGGTTATCAGATGCCAAAAGGTCAATTAAATCCTTTGATGCAACTGTGCTATAAGCAACAATAGTTTTTCCGTTTGGTGAGTACCACTCTACATCGTGAGCCGCCCAATCCCTTTTCTTTGCTCTTATAGCTTTTGCTTTAGTAGCCTTTGCCGTAGCAGTATGGCTTGTATCAGCAGGGCTTTCTATAATATTAAGATTATAGCCGTCACCAAGTGTAGCTTTGTATTTATCTAAAGCGGATACGGGGAAACCTACCATCTGCAATCTTTCGCCATTTATATTTTTAGTTGTAGGTGTAAGATTTAGCTTGTTTGCAAGTTCAACAGCCCCGTCACCGTATACCTCATAAAAATCACCAACACGATTAAGCGTGATGTCTTTTGTGGAATTTGTCGTTGCAGGTTCAGTTGCCGGGGCGGGTGTTGGTGTTGTATTGGGAGCAGTACCATAGTCGTGTGTGCTGTCCTCACCGATAATTGTTGTAAAGTCATTCTGCTGTATTGCTTCAACCTGTTTCGTCAAAGCGTGGTTGCTGTCATACATTACATCGTGCGCGCTAACTATCATTTTTGATGCAGATTTAATAAGGTCTTGTTCCTTTTTAGCTATGGTAGTAAGTGCGCTGTTTTCAGCAGTTCCATACAAAACGGCTTTTTTAACCTCATTGTTTACGGTAATATCCGCAAACGATGTACCACTATACTGATTTGCAAGAGCTGTGTATTGTGCGTTGCCCTTTGCTTTTAAGCTCTCAGTACATGCAACGGTGTAATTATTCAAAAAACTTTCACCGATAATATTATCGGGCATCGACAACACATCAATATTCGCACCAAATATATTCCAATATGCGGCACTCTCATTTGTACCGATAGAATATAGGCGTGTGATGTTGTTAGTCATAGTGGTAATTGCGTTGATTGCCTGAACCGTTGTAATTTTGCTATTTGCCAAAGAGGTATCAAGCGTTTGTACGGCAGATAAAATGCTTTTCCGTTGCTCAACAGGAACATTGCACTTTTCCATTGTGTCCGCAAGATTTGTAAGAGCCGCTTCACCGACTGTACTTGTCGCTTGTGGCATCTCTGCCGGAGCTTCAACAGGGTTAATTCCCGTTGTCGGTGCTGTATCTACGGGTACATTCTGCACGGGCTGTACGTTCTGAACATTTGCGGGTGCTGTATCTACGGGTACATTCTGCACGGGCTGTACGTTCTGAACATTTGCGGGTGCAGTTTGTGAGGTCTGCGGAGTAACAGAAGCGGCAGGGATAACCGAATCATTTTGTACGGTATCAGTTGAATACACATCATTAAGAAGTTCAACAGCTTTAGATACTGCATCACTACTTGGTGTGTCCGATGCCTTTTGTGTTTCTGTATTGTTGGACTGTGGTTTACGGATTTCTTCCGCAATGATAAATGCGCACTTTGCCTTTGCTCTGATATACTCGGCATTGATTTCAGCGAACATTCTATCAGCTTCGGCAACAGCTTCAGCACCCTTTGTTTGATACAAGTCCGGGTGATACTGTTTTGCATACTGTCGCATTTTAGTTTTTAATGCAGTCGGATTTTGCATATCTTCTTCGGTGAAATACTTAAAAGGTTCTTCTACTGTAGGTGCGGCGGTAGTTCCACGCGCTTCACGCACATACGATTTAAGACCTGCGTAGAGTGTCAGCACTGCCATATTTGTAGCAATGGATTTAAAGTCAGGCTTGTATTCTACGCCGTTTGCAGCGCAGTACAAAGCATTTTTAATCTCTGCCGCACCTGTTATAGTCCCTGCCATTGTTAAAGCTCCTGCACTGCCTGTGAGGGCCATTATAGCTGCAGGGCTTAACTTGGTATTATTCTTTAAGATAGGTAACAGAGCTTCACCGACTTTTGCACTTAACTTACCACCTAAATATGCACCGACAGAGGAAACAGTTGTATCAAGAATAATATTCCCGACAGATTTATACCACGGGTCTTTGCCCCAATCCTGTTGGAATGTACTTGATACTGCGGAAGTAGCTCCGATTGTTGCCACTGTATCTATCATTTGTTTTGTCTTTTGAGCTATCTTTGCAGCTTCACCAATGCCCTTTGCTTCATTTGCAAGCTTGGCATACTTCGGAATTTTAGAAAGACCGCTTGCTACCAATTCTTCGGCAGCCATAAAGGCAAGAAGTGAACCCCCAATATCACCAACAGCATAAGCAATAGGGTGGTCGCTGATTGTTTTAGCAGATGCTTGGCTCGGCTTAACAAAACTATCTATATCAAGCCCTGCTTTTTTATAATCTCTTTTTGCATCCCAATCAGCTACAGCGGGTATAGCTCCAAGAGTTAAGCCGTTTATTGCACCCATAACCGCAGAAGTTACAGCTCCCTTATCCTTATTGGTAGATTCAGCTCTTTGGTTATTCAAATAAAGCTGTTCAAGTACCTTTTTATCCTCTTGCTCTTGCTTGGTAGGAACAACTTCCCAAAACTTCAAGGTGTTTTTGCTTTTCGGTAACCATTTCATTTTAGATCCGGTTAGGTCGTTACCGCTCATTCGATATTCGTAACCGTGTTCTTTCGCCCATTTTTCAAAATCGGCATAAGTAAAATAATATGGGTCAATCCCGTATCGCTCAAATACGGGATTATCCTGATAGTCAGCATCAACATTTGCATAGTATAAGTCTTGGTCAATGTGTAGGCTGTTTGCGTACTCATTGGCTTCGTCCACACTATTAAACTTACCGAGATATTCCCCGGTATCGTGATAATGCTTTATTGCTTCATCATCGGACAGCATCTTTGCTTTGCCGTTTTTATCCTTTACGACTTTAGGTATAAGTATCTCTTTGCCGTCCTCGTTGAAAGACATACTGTTGACGGTTGCTATTGTACTGTCCTCATTCTTAAATATTGGGCGTTTGGTTAAGTCGATGTTACCCTTACCAAATTTATTCGCTTCATACTGCTTTGTTACTGATTCGGTGGTCTTACCATAACCCGTCCAACTCTTAAAAGCATTAAGCACTTTTTTCTCGTTATCATCAATAGGGGAATACTTGTCTAAGTAATTCCCCCTGATAGCGCTATACGCACTCGCACTGATTTCCCCAAAGCTTTTTCCATCGGTGGACTGTAAATTCACCTTTATTCTTTTGGCTTCATCGTCCGAGATAATTGGATTGATTTTCTTATTGTCTTTTACTATCACGATATTCACCTCATTACAGAGTAATTATTTTGCTTTTACACCACTGCCCCAACCGAACAGACCGCTGTTCTTGTAGTCGTCTACCCACTTGCTGTCAACACCGAGAGCTGTGCAAATGTTCTTTAAGTCCTCAACCTCTAAATCGTACAGTTGAGAGTTAGCAAGTAGATTTTCTTTCAATTCGGTTGTTGTAATAGTGTTTTGTGTAACAAGTGGCTCTAATACATTTCGGATATAGTTTTTAACGGTTTCAGATGCGTTGTTATACACAACATCAAGTGTCGCTTTATAATCCGTATAATCCGTATCGTCCGCACTATCCCAATCACTATCGGATACTGAACCCGCTCCGTAATGGTCAATCATAGCCTGTATTACTTTGGGTGTCCTTATGCCGGAATCATAATACGACTTTGCTTGTGCTGCCGTAAGGGTTGATTTGGTGGTCGTGCCGCCCGCTTCATTTACAGCGATAGTTGCGTTTTTGTTAGCTTCGATTTGGTCAAGATTGTTTTGTGCTTCAATGCCCGCAATCTTTTCAGCACTTGCAAGCTGCGCGTTAGTTGCGGCAAGGCTCGCATCGTTACTTGCTTTTGCAATTCTTTCAGCGCTGTCAATCTGTTTATTTTGAAGTGTATAGTCCGCTGTTCTTTCCGGCTGAGTATAAGCAACATCGCCCTGATTGAGATACTTACCATATTCAGAGAAGTTACCGAATATCTTTAAGCCACGCAGTATTGCGTACTTGTTGGCAAGCTCTGTATTACCTGCGGCTTTTGCATTATTGATAAGCTCCTGAAAATCGGTGTCATAATATTCGGGCTTTAATTTGCCGTTGCTGTCAACAAAGTTTTTCAGGAAAGAATCGTTTTGTATCGTCCAATCAGCAGGGGTGTAGCCTGAAACAGCCGCCATTTCGGATTTTCTCGCAACGTCATTATTCTTTGATGTTTCGTCCTGATTATAAACTCTGTCAATATTCACACCAATATCAGATAGCAAACCTCTTGCGTGTTCTAATTTTCTTTGGTATTCATCAAGAACAACCTGCTGACCTTGATTTACAAGGGCCGCCTGTTGCCTTAAAGCATTTGCCGCCGCAAAACTATCTATGTTACCGCCGTTTGCTCCCGCATTTGTAGCTACGGCATTATCCCGTCCCTGCAATCCCGCAAGGTCGTATTTTGCCAAGATTGATTTTGCTGTTTCTGTTTCAAATGGGTTGGTGTTTTTTAAGTCGTCATATTCCTGATTATACTTTGCAAAAAGCTTCTCGTTTTCTTGATTTACTGCGGTTGATGCAGGTCGCGATGTTCTGCTTCGGTTTATATAGTCGTTGAAAGCATTATCTAATGCTGATGTATCACCCCAATACGATACACCATCAACAACAGAATCGGGCTGACCGATTTTCTTACCGCCGAATGACACTTCGCCTGTTTGGTTATCCCACCCGATAAGTTTATCTACATCAGCAGAGGTCATACCCTGCGCCTTACCTAAAGAGTAGAGATAATCTCTTGTAGAGGTTTTACCCATTTTAGCCCATTTGTCATTTATGGCCTTTGCCTGCGAATAGTTTGAAGCAGTAAGTTCATCAGCAATGTTGCTGTAGCCGTTTTGTCTAAGCTGATTATAGAAATCTTGAGCTTTTTTCGCAGCGTCATTCTTTTTTATTTCATCACCTGTATTATTTGCATTCTCCCACTGTCCTTTGAGATTGTATATTGCATTTACTGCAGCGTATGGATTATATGCCATATCATTTCAACTCCTTTATTTTAGTATCGTCTTGCTTCGAGGAAATCGCTCCTATAATCTACATTGGTAATAGATACACCTTTACCGGGATTACTTTTTGTGTTTTTGCTCCCCCCGGAAGAATGTATCATTTGCCCATTACCTATGTAAATGCCTATATGACTTGCATTATTATTTTTTCCGAAAAATACTAAGTCACCCGGCTGCATATCAGCTTTGTTTACAGATGTCCCATGGCTTCTATAGCCTTGTGCAGTTGTTCTGCCAATCTTGTATCCTGCATCTTTCAGAGCATTATATACGAAACCGCTACAATCCATACCGCCCTCAGCCATACTCTCGCCACCCCACACATAGGGAGTGCCTAAATAGTTTTGAGCTGCGTTAACAATACCACTATCAGAAGCCTTAATATTACCTGTAGAAGCAGAGGTAGAGGGCATTACACTCTTTGCAGTCTGATAAAAGTTTTTCATAATACTGCCTACATCGGTTGCCCACTTAGAATTTATAGTACCATTGTCGTTATATGCATAGCCTTTGCCCGATGGATTGTTACCCGTTCCGGCTGAATAGATAGATTTTGCACCGTAGCCGTTGTAATAGGTGGATAGATACTTATTTGCAAACTCTAAAGCACCCTGCGACATTTGTGAAAATGTGGTTGCATTTCCACCCGGATTTACATTTGTTGCGTTCCAACCCCAAATATTATTCTTTTGCTTTGCAATATTTGAAGTGCCGTAACCGCTTTCTAATGCACCGATGCCGAGAATAGCTAAGGCGCTCATACCACTTTGCTGTTGTGCATTGTATATCCCGTCTGCATCGGACTGTTTAATAACCGTACTCTTTGAAAAGTGTTTAGAGATTATTTCGGCTATCTGATTTTTACTCAGCTTCGGCAGCTCCGTTGTAACATCAAGAGATGCAAGATTATTTTCATCTGCATTTGCATTGAAATTAAAATCCGAATTACCGAAGTTTTTAAAAGCAGATTTTCCCAACCCTGTCGAACTTCCCACCGTAGCGGGTTGCGCTGTCGGTGAAAGCCCCGTAGCCTTTTGTATAAAGTCTTTGGCTTTTGTGGCTACATTCGGGTTATCCAAAACCCCCTGATAATCTATGTATTTATTTAATAAATTACCGTCCTTATCTAAAAATGGATTGTACTCTGTCGGTTCAGAGCTATACGATTTAGATACTTTTTGTCGGAACTGTGGCACTTTCTTTTCCCATTCCTCTTTAGGGTTAAAGATATTTGCCACAGTGCTATATGAATTTAAGCTCATTTACATCACTCTTTCCTCGATTTGAGCATTTTCAAAACGTGTTATTTGTCAAAAATTCCCGCACGGTCAAGGATAACAAGAGTACGAAGCATATTATCATCAAGGTTAAGACCTGTGTCCGTGCCTTTCAAATAACCTTTGTTACACAGCTTCGTTACTGTTTCCCTTGCCCATTCGGGCATATTCTTATCAACATAGTTGTATATCATCTTGTTGGCGAGAGTATCGACCTTTTTAGTAAGGTTTTCAACTGCTCCAACAAGCGCATTGAATTTTGTTCTTTCTTCGGTAGTCATTGCTTCTTCCTCCTGACTTTGTGTGATTTTTTTATATACATCGTTTCTGAACCCGTCCATTGTGTACCCCAATCCAAGACCTTTCCAAAGGTGTTCAGGGTCGCCGTGATTGGTTGCTATACCTCTTGCACAACCCTCTTTGTGCGAAACGATAACACCATCACCGAGCGGGTTCAAGCCATATTCCTTACACAGCATTGCGAACAATTCAACCGCCGCATTGTATGTCGTTGCGGCACTTGCTACTGCTCTTGCTTTATCCGAACAAGTGAATGTAGAGCCGCCTGTATATGTAATACAATCAGGCTCGCACATTTCAACGCCTATATGGGTGTTATTTGAAGAACCCCCACCGTGCCACCCTCTATGATTCCACGGTAAGGTCTGATATACAGTCCCGTCTATACCGTCAATAAAGGCGTGAACACAAGCCGAATTATACGATGCCTTGTTCCAATTCTTGATAAATGCTGAAGCTTTCGACTGAGGACAACCTACGCTATGAAGCATAAGCCCCTTTACTGTGATTTTTCTACCTGCTGTGTAGCAAGGGTTGTTTGTTAAAAAGCTCTGTACTAAATTCATACTGCACCGTCCCCCTTACTCGTCAAGCTCTGGTAAGCCCGCAACGCTTGTAAGCAAGGACAGTACTGCTGCAAGAACAGATGAAGATGCGACTACAGCCCAATTTACTTCACTTAATAATGCAGTCGTGCCTATTGTGGCTACCGCTGTTTGAGCAAATGTTTTTAATGCTCTGATACCTGCCGCTTTTAACCATTTTTTCATAAATTATCACTCCTTTATGTAGTAACTTCCCAAGTCCTGATTTCGTTGTATATGTCGTCTATGAATGAGTTGCCTTTTAAGGCTTTGTATGCTTTATATAGCAAAATAAAATTTTCTTTTTCGTACTGCCTGATTTTTTCCTTATCCTTGTTGTGATAGTAGGTGTGAAGCATCTCGCTACGGAGCAAGCATTTTACGCCGTTAATCAGGCATAATATTGTCACTACACAGGGGGTAAGCACTCCTAAAAGAATACCTATCTCTGTAAGTAGTGTTACAATCGGTGTTAGTGAAAAGCTCATTGTTCTGATTCCCCTTTGTCTGCATCTATCAATGCCATTACTGCTTCTTTGAGCTTTGCAGGCACATCATCAATGGTTTTAATGCCTTTTTTTATTAAATTTGCATAGACTTTAGCCATTACTCAACACCTCCAAGCGTTTCATAGATTTCACAGAGTGCAATCTGCGTATCCGTTACACTCTCGTTAAGCTCTGCATTTTGCTGAGCCATAAGCTCAATGTACTCGTCTTTGTCATATTGAACCTCATCATAGCTGAAAAGGTCGTCAACAAGTTCGCCGTCTTTTTCCACAGGGGTAATGTTGGTATGAACATATACTGTGTCTTTGCCGACAACCAAAGGTTTTGCTTGTTCTGAGTTTCCCCGTACTGTGCCTACATTTTTCAATTAAATTACCGCCTTTCGTTTTAGATTTTCCTGATAATATTTATCAAGCGTTGGTTTGAGTGGTGCGAGATATTTTTGTGCTAACCGATAGCCGTCACACCAATTCAACCAACCTTTATATGAATTGGCTGAACACCACTCATTATAAGAGATGTTAAGTCCTTTTTGTATTTTCTTTTTTATGTTAAGCATTTTCCGTTTGAAATTCTTACAGGTTGATTTCCGAAGGAGCTTATATCCATAAAAATGTCTATACCCTACAAAATCAACACCTCTAATATCCGTGGGAAACACCTGCCAATTATTTTTAATGGTTAGCTTTAAGTTCTCTTGCAGGTAGATTTCCATTTCTCTGAGTAATCCGTGTAAGAACTCTTTAGATTCATTATATATCGTTATATCGTCCATATATCGGACAATATATTTAACTCGCTTAATTTCTTTCAGCCAATGGTCAAAATATGCTAAATAGAAATTTGCAAGATACTGAGATAAATATGAGCCAATTGGTACGCCCATTTCGCCCGGAATACTATCAATGATTTTATCTAAAAGTTCTAACAAATCATTATCCTTAAATTTCTTCCGAAGCATTGTTTTTAGTATTTCGTGATTTATATGAGGGTAGAATTTATTGACATCAATTTTCAAACAATATGCTGTTCCTTTTCTATCTTTCATATACTTGTCCGTCAAACTTGAAGCTCTGTGTATTCCACGCTTTTTAAGCGATGCACAGGTAAAATTCGTAAATACTTGCTTAAATATAGGTTCTAACTGTAACATAATTGCCCATTGTATAATTCTGTCAGGAAAATATGGAAGCTTTGCAAGTTCTCTTTCTTTTCCTTTATCCATAATTACACGATGCGTATATTTACTAACTTCATATGTTTTATTGATAAGCATATCCTGAATTTTCTTTAGATAATAATCAGGGTTGCTATCCACCATCTGCACTGCTTTATAATGCGATTTATCTCTTTTTGCATTTTTATGTGCAAGTCTAAGATTATCCATATCGCAGATTTTGGTATATAAATTTCCGTATCTTTTCACTAACTCCACCTACTTTTGATGTTTGTTTTACCGAGCCTTCGACAATAAAGCTACCAACACGGTGTGAACCTTATTATATTTTGCCAAGAGGCAAGGCAATTATAGTTAAATCATTTTATAAACATTTAGTGACCGCCGATGTTATAATCCGTATTGTCAGGATTGTAATTGACATTAAGTTGAAAAGCACCTGCATTCGACTCATCATTGAAGTAACCGCCGAAAATAGGAACATAGCCGGCATTGAAATTCGTATAATCCACAAAGAGCCAAATGGCACTTAAAATTTAATTTTTATAATACATCAACATTTCTATAATTGCCTGTGATTTTATGTTAAGTAGTTACCTACAAAAACATCAAGCGACCGCCGACGCTATAATCCGCATTGCCAGGATCGTAAAAGACATAAAGCTGAAAAGCACCCGCATTCGACCCATCACTGAAGTAACCGCCGAAAACAGGAACATAGCCGGCACCGAAATCCGCAGAATCCGAAAAATAAGTCGTATCCGAACCATTCTTTTCGCTAATAATGAAACCTAAATCATTCGTGCCTTGCGGCGATTTCATATACCCACCTGTGTATGACGACATAATCTGTCCTAAGTCAGTATAATTTTCGCCCGTATCGTTAAAATTGTCTGTTGCAACAAGAGCGTGATAACTTGAAGTAGATACCAAGCCATCTATCCATTGATATAGATTACCCCAAAAGTCTTCTATTCCTAAAAATTTCATCTGTTCCATATCATTAGATGAACCATAATTCATACCGGATGCTACCGTTGCACCTGTATGCTTAGACATAAATTCCTCATCGGTATCACCGACATAACCCATACCAAGTGCGGACTGTGAATTGAGGTTTTTATACATTATCAGATACAGGCATTGCAAAAGCGTCATAGGGTAGAAAGCAAATAAGTCATACCCCTCACCATTTGCTTGTGCGTATGTCCTGAAATCAGTTAGCCCTGTATCGGTCAATGGTGCAACACCGCTAATAGAACGAAGTTTATTTCCTGACTTGCTACCTAAAAAAGCACCTATATACAATTTTTCTCTATCCCCCTCAACGGTTCTCGTATGTGCTTTATATGAAAAATCGTCTTTTGTTGGAGCGTTCGTAATTTGAACAGTAAGTACATTGTTTGCTTTTACTATTTTATATCCGATTTTAGGTATCTCTATCATTACATCACCGGCATTTCCCGATGTAATATCGGCAACAGAACCGTCCTCAAACTCTGCAAAGTTTTCAGGATTAAGATACCCTACAACCGCACCATCTTTGAAAAGGCAAGGCTTAATATCCTTAAAAATTGCCTTTTCATACCAAGCAGAAGAACCTGCTACCATACCAACTGCATCGTCAGTATATGTAACTGCTGTTTCAGGGTTACTGTTTGTTAAGTCAATAGAAACGCCGTAGGTCTTATATGCGACTGCCGGACGTGCTTCAAGCTCAAATCTATTCTCGCCGTCCACAACATAAACTTTATCGTTTTCAACAACAACTGCATTGCCGTGAAACTTTGCTTTTGAAACATTGCCTTTCATTTCATCACCCCTAATTCATAATGATTCTGATTGCGATACTGCAAGCATCGCCACCATTTACGACCTTAATAGCCGATATGGTTTTGTTTACCTCGTCATTGTCTTTGATTTCCTGCCACAATGCCGATTCACTTTCAGGATTGCTTGACAGCGTACCATACAGCGTAACATCGCCGTCAGTCATCCACCCGATGTCATTAACACCCCTTTTGTTTGGGGACACGGGCGGCACGGCTATAATAGCTGTTTCGTTCGCTTCAAGCTCCTTTTCAAAAATGTAGTTAAACGCGTTGTTTGTTCTCTTAAATTCAAGCATTTTTTACACTCCTTTCATAAATTTGTTGATTTTTCCGAATTGTTTTGTACTCTTGCGTAGTCGGATTTCGGAACAGCACTTTTTAGTGACTGCTTTATCACAACTAACGCTTCCGCTTCCGAGCCGGACAAATTTGTTCTGTTAAGAAAAACTAAACAGTTATTTATCTGCTCATCTGACATTTCTACAACTTTCAGCATACAAACTCACCTACTTTACATTTGATTTCTGCAATCTTGCAGTTTTTTCATATCTTCAGCAAGCACTTGACTTGTTAAAGATGTTTTTACGCCTATGTTTGTTGTAACCTTGCTGTTTATAATGTAATTTATGATATTAAATTTTTGTGCATATAAAGTCTTGTCAGCAGCAGTTAAATATGCGTATGTGATACCATTTGAGAAGCTCAAATTTGCCGCAGAACCGTAGTTTGTACTATCATTTGGGAATGTACCTGTTCCCATAACTTCTGCTGTAGCATCTACAAAAGAGTTCCAAATAGTATAATCCACATCTGACACTTTTAATGTTCTGCTGCCGTTTTCCATATCTATACCATAATCAAGCCAATACCAACCGCCTCGCACAGTAAATGTAACTGCCGCACTCCTTAAAGAATATGGGTCATCGTCCCAACCGTCATTACTACTTCCTGCGATAGAAGCATTTCCGCTTCCCATACCTGCACACCAAGCGTATACTTCATATTCACCTGAGCGCAAAAGCCAATTACCGCCTGCATCTTTTAACCTGAATTGATAAGACCGTGATGTTGAGTTGTAATTGGAGTATTCTTTGAAAAGAGTTATCGGCAGGTCATACTCATTACAAAGGTCAAATTGTGTGTAACCGTTTTTATCACCATCATAAACGAAATCGAGTATTGTCCTATCAATTCCTGTGTACCAATCAGGGTTTGCATACTCAGGGTCCCAATGTATGCTTTCTTCATGGCTATAACAGTCATCGCCTATACCAAGGGACTGCGCAATTTCTTCGTGGATAACATGAAAAAGGGTTTCAAACAAGTCTGAGTTATCTACATTTATAATCGCATAAGACCACGATACCCCAAATTTGCTGTCATAATACAGCCAGTTCATCCACTGTCCCTGACCGTTTATATCTGCTGAATAACCACCGTTATAACTTGTTGCGATACCTTGGTCACCCATCCAAGTTGTACCGTCTAATCCGAATCTAACTGTGATATTGTAACGCCCTGCAAACTCATCATAGTAGAGCTGTGAACAGTCCGATGTACCCACGACTTTTTCGAGTGTAAACGGGGAATTGGATATAACATAGTATCCCGATGCATTGTTTCTCACAACAAGAGTGTTTTCATCTGCTCCATAGTTTCCGCCAATGTCCTCATACCAAAGATAAGTTGAACTATCTGATACGGTTGTAACAGATGTCGATGTGCTGATTGATGTTGCATAATACAGCGTATCGTGTCCGTAACTTACACGGTATATGCTATCACTGCTCACTGCCGCATAATAAAGAGTGTAGGAGCTGTTGCTTGCAATGCGGTTACTGCTATTGACATACCTGCTTGCCTGTGATAATGCTTCTATTGTATCTGTAACATATAATTTTGAAACGCCCTCATTGACTACGCTGAATGTAACAGAATCGCCTGATGTTTCAGAAATTATGTTTGACAATCTTGTTAAGGCATCTTCCACCTGCGCTATGCAAAGTTCACTGTGCGCTTCTTCAATTTCTGCATTATCGAATACAACGCAAGCCCTAAATTCGGATACAGGATTTACTCGCCAATAGGGTTGGTAATCAATATCCGAGTGTAAATCCGTCAGCCAATAGGTTATTTCTTCTGCTGATGGATTGTATAGACTATATTTGTTTGTGCTTAAAGCAGTCACGGGTAACGCATAATAAGGCGTTTTGCCTCCTTTTGTTTTAGCTTCGGAACACATCAAGCCTGTTGCCTTTTTTGCAGGATATAGAGTTATATATCCTGCGGAACTTGAATAATACGAAAGCTGAACCGCACTGTATGGAGCAATAGTGTAAGCTGTAAAACTTGACACAGCCAATGTAGATACCGTGTTAATTCTCAAATTTACGGACTGACCGTTTCTGCTATAGTCGTAGATTTCAATGTAAACAGTTTGATTCCTATTAAGCGTATAAATCAAACTGAATGATGAATTACCGCTACTAAGGTCAATATCATCGTGGGAAGCCAGAGAGTTAGAATATTCGCTATCCGAATATAGCGTACACCGCAAGTCAGGACCGTCTGTTTGGGTAAAATGATATGCAGCTGTAGCCGGAGCAGTAAATATAAAATACTGTTTACTTACGCCTGATGTAGAGGTATAGGGTATATCTGTGTCACAAGTAACGACTGTAGGTTCTGACGAAACTGCACTTCTAAGTCTTACCCCGGCAGTGGCATATGCGACATTGATACTGTCATTAGTAAGGTTTGTTTCAATTCTTGCATTTGACCCGGCTATACTGCCCTCACCTCTTGTCATAAAAGCGGTATGTGGTATTCCCTCGTTGTATTTTCCGCCCTCTATACCTTTCATAACAACAGTGTGTATGTAATCTTTGTCTTGCCAAGATATAGCAGAATTTACACTGCTTCGGTTTTTTCTGCGTATTTCTATATAGTATCTCGGTGAACCCGAAGTAGAAGAACGGCTAACATTTACAATTCCTGTTTCATCATCTACAGTTAAGGTGGGTGTGCTAAGTGTGGCGTGAACTTTAACCGACACCGAAGCCGTGACATATGATGAAGAAGAGTAGTAAAACCGCAAATAGCAAGTATGCGTACCGCTGTTAAATTGACAGCCTGTGTCGTCACTTGTTCTGTGTGTAAAAGTATTTATGTTGAACACTTTACACGAAACATTATTGCCGCATATTGTTCCGTCTACATTTGTTTGTTGGGTATACGGTATCTCTTTTATATTAGCAGAATACACAAAATTTGATGAACTATCAACCGACATCGTAACTTTTGTAACGCTTGCCCAATTTGCGGTTAAAGTACTGTCTATCCTACCAAAAACAAAAATTATACCGTTATAGTCATAGTTGTTCCAATGTGTTAAAGTTGCCATTTCATCACCTATCCGAATACGGCGATAGCCTGAACCATTCCTGTAAATGTTATCGCACCTGTAGATGGCGTAATAATCATACCTGCAAAATTGGTTAGGGTGTTACCTGAACTGTTCACATAAGTACCTATTCGTATTTCATCCGTATATTTTTCAATGTTTAGTGCCTGCGCTCCGGCAGAGTTTGTACCTGCACCAAGCCGCATTTTTATACTGGAATTAGATGCATCTGTGCCTAAGTCCAAATAAAACTTTGTTGCCGAACTGCTACCGTATGCATTAGTTAGATACATACTTGTGGGTGTTAAATACAGATTGTTGTAAATTGCATTGTTTGCTCTGTTTTGAGCCACCAGTGTTAAATTTTCGCCATAAATGTTAGGCGAATATATATTTGCCGAATATATGGTAGGCGAGGATATTGAAGCTTGACTAAGCACAGTTGATGTTATTCCATAGGTGCTTTGCAGTATTGCATTAACTCGTGAGTAATCAACAACGCCGTCTCTGCCATCTGTACCATCTATACCATCTGTACCGTCTGTACCAACAACTTTAACTGCTGTACCCCAAGTGTTTCCGCCGTCAAAAGTCATACGCATATACATATCACCTTGACTGTAATTGGTATGCCAGTTGGTTTGGTCTGCGGAGTATTGTGATTGTACAGGTGAATTTTGTATATTCCAAGTTATATTTCCGCCCAAAGTGAGATTGCCTAAAACGACTTGATTTCCGTCAATTTGAACGCCGCCTTTAAACTTAAAACCATTTGCTGTTTGCTCAAATATTGAATTTATACTGTTGCCGCTTAATACTTCCCACGAGTTACTCACTGTGTTGTAATAGTAATATACTTTTCCGGCAGCATCCTGTATGTAATATAACTTTGATGTATCCGTCATGTCAGTTAACGCTGTCGCAACAACCGCATCGCTTAAATTTACATTTTTTGATATAAGCGTTGATATTGCCTTTGCAGTCTGAGAAATTTCCGAATATTCCGCAAAATCATCTTTTGACACCTTTGTTCTTATTGCATCTGCGGAAATTTGGATTTGAGCTTTCATATTGTTTTGCTCAACTGTGAAGCTCTTACCGAAATTATCACTGTCAAGATTATATATGGCATCTTCATATTTGCGCTTGAAAATGGCAAGTTCGTCACGAAGTAGCTGAACCTCAGCTCGAAGCTCCTTGAAATTCATCTTTTCAATATTTTCTTCACGCATACAAATCACCGCCATTTTCCATAAACAGCTCTAATTCATAAATTTTTACATACCCATAACCCTCAATGTGAATTTTTATGCCGTAACTTGCGGTCTGCCGGGGTTTTATCCTGATAGGCTTCTGACCATAACCTGCACTCTCGTAAACAAGATGCGAGGTATCTTCGTCAAACTCTTCATCATCATACAGTATGTATACTTTTATATTTGCTCCCGAAGCAATATCGGCGAACATCTGCATTTTCTTTATATGTTTGATGTTGACTGTTTCGTTTGTGATAAGGTCTGTTTCAAAGCTCCAAGAATGTCTGTAATTGCCTGTATCCATTTTATAGATGTATCCGTTATCACACAACGCATACATTCCGTTTTTGTTGTGTGCGAAGCTTAATACTTCGTGACTAATAGACTGTTCCGACCACTGCTCAACGATTGTGTCATATACAAAGAGCCGTCCGCTCCCGCCTGATGTTTCACAATACAGATAATAGCATCGGCCGTCAGTACCCGAAACAGCGTTTTTATATTTGCTTATATTGAGGTAATAACTGATGATGCGCGGGTTTGAACCCGTGTATATCTTTACATTATCCTCTGAAACAAATATCAGTCTGCCATCCACGTCCTGAATTGTCCTGTTGTCAATAGCACCCTCACCAAATATATCCTGTATGCGGAAAGGGTTTTTTGTGTTGTAGATTTCGTGCATAAAGTCGTGCTTGAAACATACAACGTGATTTTGGAATGTCGTTATACCCGTAAACGCCCCGCCCGCTTTCGTATTCGATTGCGCCGGAGAACACCAAGCATTACTCTCGTTGTATTCGTCCACAGTATCTAAATTCCAATTTGAATAATCATTATAACCGCTTGCATACACTCTATCATCGTCAACACCGAATACCCTTGACAGATGCACTGTTGCATACTTGATGTTAGGTATATTCGGGAAAGCGGTTACTTTCCAACCCGTATTATCACTGTCAGCTTCATCAACTACCCATCTGTAAACATCATTGTTATAGGTGTTTTGGTAATAGTAATTGTGGCTTGCAGTATCGGGCGGTAGGTAAGGCGATGTAGCGTTTCTATAAGATTTCACCGTTACCGACAAATCGCTTATTGTGAAATTGTTGCTTGATATTTCAAAGTCCATAGACTTTTTATCAGGAAATATAAGCAGCTTTTTCACATAGCTACCGCTTACGGGGTCGGTAGGTGTGTCATACAGATTAAATTGCACCATACAACGGGGGTATTCGTCCGCAGAGGTCGCACCGCTTGATTTCAGAGTACCTGTGTAGGTATCATCGGCGGTGATATAATCCACCTTGATTGCCGAGCCTGTTCGGTAAATGACGATAAGAAAATCATCAAAGCCAAACATACTAATCGGGTGCGAATAACCACTTGTATAACTGCTCCATTTTGGCGATGGAGTAAGGTATGGTGCTTCAAGGGTAGAGATATTCTGCTCCATAGATAAAGCCCCTGTATCAATCGTCTGCTTGTAATTCAGCCCGTTCCAAGACCTTTTTACCAATTTGAATGACTTTCGGCCCTGCGGAATAGGCATCTGCAAGTATGTAAGCTCATCTTTCTTTTTAGTTGCCATATCCTTGCCACCTCACATTCCGAACGCAGAACGCTTCATTTCAAGCCACGATTTAAAGGTTTCAAGTAGAACATTATAATCATTTACCCACTTAGCCGCATATTCGTCCTCATTTGCCGCTTTGTACGCTTCTGCCCGTAGCTTTGCTTTCATAAGGTCAACAAATTCAATAGGCAACATCACATTTCCCGCTCCGATAGTACCACCACTTGATGTAGTTTTAAGTGCGGGCTTAACAAAGTAGATTATATCCACCTTATTAGGCATATTTTGCGTGTTGTAGCCGAGTTTGTTTGCCGTCTTATAAAAAGTGTCAAGGAATATAATTCCGCTTGTTACGGTCGTTTTTATAAGCTGTACGCTGTCAGCAAATACGGTGTGAATATCCTCAAAACGGATAGCGGCTTCACCTGACGGAACAGATAGAGAGGAAAGCTCAATCGGACTGCTCGGATTTTGGATTGTGATTTTGCCCTGCTCCTGTATAAGCTCCGTATATAAAAGCTGTTCAAGTGCGTTAGCCCAAAGAACATAGCTCGCATTTGGTATGGGGATAGCAATGTCAACCTCTTGCTTCAATTCCGAAACAAGGTTACTTAGAGAAATACCGCTGTCAAACATATTACCGCCTCATTCCTTTTACTCGTCTGCCCTTTGCATTGTCGTGCCAATATTTCAAATAGGCATCGCGCGACTTCCTTAAAAATTCACTTTTCAAAGTATCTTCGCCGCCGGCCAAGAAAAGAATATTGTCAACTATTGCGTTGTGATATAGCGGTAACACAACATTTTCATCTGTAAGGGCTTTCGGCGGCTGATATTCAGTGCCTTTGGAACACACAAAGCCGGGGTACATAGACAATAATTCGTTTACCGTATCTTCAAAGTAATTGAAAAACCGCCTTTGCTCCATCGGCATCGCTAAATTTACTTTTTCAAATATTTCAAGTAGGGACACTTTTCTCACCACCTCGTTATTATTGTTGTTCAGCAAGTGCCAATCTACCCTTGCGGCAGAGAAAGGAGTATCCGCCGCAAGGGAAAAACCGACATTTCACCCGCTATGTACGGGTTTTAAGGAATCAAGCGCAATTAGTGATACGAACGCAGCCGCCCGGATTCTTGCAAATCAAGTCGCCGTAATTTGCAAGCAAAGCACGATAGTTGCTCTGACCTTCCATAAGGTTGAAGATGCCGCCGCCCTGAAGCTCTGCGAAGTTCCATTCCTGTGAGTGGAACTCTAAAGCACCTGTTTCAACGCCCCACATTTCATCGTTAGGTACAAAGCTTTCATTGACAATGTCAACCTCTTTGCTACCAAAGATGAATTTGATTGCCTTGAAGCCACCCGAAATGGTATGGGACATATCCTCAACCCTGATGTTGTTTACTCTCAGGTAATTAACGTAGTTGTCATACGCTTCATCACCGCAGAGAAGCATATCAACATTAGAGTTCTTCTCGTTCTTTGCGGTACGCAATGCCTTTGTGATGATGCCATCATCAATGTCGTTGCCGCCGTCTAAAACAACAGGATAAAGGAACGGGTTGGTTGCCTTTGTTATGCCATAAAGGGAAGTAACATTGTTGTCAAAGATAGCACCAAGACCTGTGATTTCTCTATTGTAAGAGTTCTGAACGGTGATAAAGCCCGCAGTAGGTGAACCAACTGCACCGTCAATAGTAACAGTGCTGTTTGCTCTGTCAACGCTCAAAATACGTCTGCCGTTGTAGCCTGTCTGAGGTACTTCCTGACCTGTTGCGTAAATGTCGATAATAAGACCCTCTTTAAGGTACTTAGTATCGGCAACAGTGATTGTGTTGCTGTTTGTAGCAGCAGAGGAAGTGGTAAGAATACCTGAACCGTTACCGAACAGGGAACGACCGACATTCCATTTTGCTGTTTCGTATGCGGCTTTTACTTCTGTGTCAAGAGCGTTAGCCATAGCACCTGCTGTGCCTGTAAGTCTAACTGCCTTTGTAGAAATAACAATATCCACATACATATCTTTGGCGCTCGTTTCAAATCTCTCGAACTGAACGCCGCCCGCTTTAGGTGTTGCCTGTCCCTCAGCACCGAAGCCGAAGCCACCCGAAAGACCTACGGGAGCGGCAGCTACGATTTTGTTAGAGGTAAGCTTGGGCTTTCTGATTTTGCCGAGTAAGGCAGACGGCTCAACGCCAAGCTGATTTCTCCACACGGGCAAGTAGTTTTCTTTCAATGCCTTTTCAAATGTGATTAAGTTCTGTGACATAAATTATCATCTCCTATAAAAATTGATTGTTTTCTCGGTTACACCCCACCGAACATCTGCCTTGTTCGTTCTGATGCTTCCTCAAATGTTTTGGGTTTTTCTTTTATATTGAGTGCCGCATTTACCGCACCGCTACTCGCAGAAAACGGTGGCACTTGCTGACTTTGCTTTATCTGCTCAAGTCTTTGCTTTTCAACAAGCTCCTGAAATTCAGGGTTTTTGTTGTAAAGCTCCATAAGCTCATCGGTTGTAGGTTCTGCCGGGGGTGCAGGTGGTGGGGTGTTCATACTGTTTACACCTTTCGCCATTGCAAAAGCATTTATGTACTTTTCGTCCATCGGCATATCATCAGACTGCAACCACTTGTTATTGGCAATTATCCTGTCAAGCTGTGGGAGCATATCTCTGATACCGTTAAGATCGGGTATCTGTGAAAGAGCGGTAAGCACTTCGGCTTTTTCTTTTTCACGCATACCCTCTTTTGCAAATTCAAGTGCAGGTGAGAGTTCTTTCATCATCTGCTTTTTGGTATATTCCGTCATTTTAGCGGCGTAGTCTGCCTGTGCCGCCCTGACAGTTTCTTCATCGGCAAAAGCCAAAGCGTTTACATCAAGTGTTGGCGGCTCTAAAGCATCTTCAATCATATTCTGCTGATTTCTCTGCGAAAGCTCGTCAATCGTATTCTGTAACTGCTGATTCTGCCCTTGAAGCTGTGCATTTTGCTGTCGGAGCATCTCTAACTCCTGTGCGCTCTGTGCGGCGGCTTGTGCTGCCGTTTCCGCAGTATTGACCGCATCATCAAGCATCGACTGTTGACCGTTAGGCGGTGTTTCGGGTGGTGTAGCAGGTGCATTATCCTGCGCACCCTGATTTTCCGCATTTGGTTCTGTTGCGGTCGGTTCGGGTGGATTTCCCTGTCCGTCCTGATTTTCTGTACCCTGTGGGGGTGTTTCCCCAGTGTTAGGGTCGGCATTGTCAGTATCTAACGGTGGATTAGCACCGAACATATCTTCCGTTGCCTTAATTGCATCGTCAAAAGTGTTTGGCATATTCTTTCACTCCTTTACATTTGCGGGGCGTTACCCGCCATCTGTGCCATAATCTGACTTTGTAGCTCTGCCTGTTCCATTTGCTTATGCTCTCTGATGTGATTTTCAAGAGCTTCAGCATAATCAGGCTTTTTCATTTTCAATATCTGAAATTCCATCTGCAAAATGTAACGCAAATGTTCCTCGATATGGATTTTGTGTTCGTCAAACTCCGATACTTTCGGGATAGAACCGCCCTCAAAGAACACGTTTTCACGCTGTGCAGCTTGTATCTGCAACAGGTTCATACTCATAAGCTCAGTGTAGTTTCCTAACTTCATACACTCTAAGGCTCTGAGCTTAACGCGCTCGGGTATCTTTCCGTCCTCATCAGTAAAGAAGCCTGCATTAAATGAATCAAGAAAATTCTTTTGCTGTACTTCCTCACTTGTTAAAAGCTCGTTTTCTGTGGTAAAATCAACGTCATAGCTATTGATGTCATTCGCAGACCATACAATAGCTTTTCCGATGTCATTCATACCGATATACTTAATAACGCGGTATGTGTTGGCATACTTCTTGTAGATTTCAAGCCACAATATGGCAAGTCGTCTGATTGCGTTTCGTATATGGTTTCCTGTAAGCGATAGACGGGTGTTATCAATATCCATAAGGTTAGATATTGCCGTGCCGCTTGTTATGCCTGACGGGATTGCACCCGTTACCATAAGCTGTGAAACACCTGCAACATATTCCATATCGTTTCTTAGGTTGTATCGCTCTGTCATTATTTCGGACGGGATTGTACCATTCGGAACAGGTACAGGCGGGTTAGTCCCTGTTTTGTAAACCAAGAACGCACCACCGACCGTGCCGTTTTCTTCCCATTCCTCAATATCGATAGAACCTTCCTCGGTCAAATACTGTCCGAGAGATACACGCTTGATAAATTCGTGAATACTGTTGATACAGCCGTTATAGGTTCTCTGCAATGGAATAAGCATCTCGATAGTTGACTTTCCGAAAAACTGTCCCGCAACTTCGTGACACATAACGGGTACAATCGGAATTGTGCTATACGGCAAATCACCATAATAGACAAGATGCTCGTCACCTATAATGATTATCATTAAGCCGTTCGGTCTGTACTTTGACGGTTTCTCAAAATATGTAATGACCTTTTCAGCATTTTCCGCTGTACGGTGTCCTAATGTAACAACAGTATTTTCATAACCAAGACCGCCGCCTGATGCAACAGGGGTAAGTTCAAAGGTTTCAATATCGCTGCCCTCAACCTTGATACCGTACAAATCGAAAATATCGTCTGCACTCTTTACCTGTTCAAGAATGATAGACCGCTGATTTTCTACGCCTTGTTTGAAAATGCTCTCGGGGAATATCTCATAAGGTGTAATCAAACCATACTCGACATCGCCTTGATAGAAAGCACGTTCACGCTTTGTCTTAACACCGTCTTTGCCGATTTCCTCGAAGCTCTCAACTGCGTATTTGTCGCCCTTGTCCTTATCCCACCACGACAGCCAAAAGCAACTGCCGCACAGCTCGTTCCAATGAAGCATCGTGTTGTTTTTACTATCAAAGTCAGAGTTCTTTTGCACCGACTGTAAGATGCGGGTTGATACATCTGCTTTGTCATAGTCGCTAAGCTCATTGGTGGCGGGCTTGACTTTCATTTGGTATTTGATTTTCTGTAAATTCGCTATTCGTGTTTCGATTAGCGGCGCAATGACATTGAATGTTTCACGATTCAGCCAATCATACACAGGTTTTAACTGCTCAATATCCCCACGGTACGGGTTTACCTCACAGTATTGATTGCCGACAAGGAAATTTGCATTGAGTGTCCACTGTTGCTCCAAAGGCAACCGTTCACCTCTGCGCTTTTCCAAATCCTCTAATATATTGTGGATAATATCCTCTTTGTAGAGGGTATTGCCGTCCTTGTCTACATCAATCACCTTGTCCGATTCGTCAGGTGCCGGATAACCGAATAAGCTGCCGACTGCGGCAGTGATGCCCGTAATGGGTGGTTTAAATCTGATATTCATTGTCTATCACCGCCTTTCCCGCCATTCATCAAGGCACTTTCTATGCGCTGATTTCATGGATAATGTTTTTTCGCCTGTTTGACTTTTGTAGTCTTTCAGGTCTTTGCTCATAATGCGGTTATACAAATCCCGCCTTTCTTTGGCGTGTAATACCGCTTGAAGCACGATAACAACGCACAGCGATACACAGATTATTACTGCGCCTGAACACATACGGTATCACCTGCCGCCAATGATGTTACGGTAAGCTTTACCTTTGTAGGCTCATTGTCAACCGCTTCAATTTTGGTTACAGCTCTAACCGAACCGTTTGAAGCAGTAACAAGCACACTGCAAATCGTCTTATAAGCAAAGCCGACATCAATAGTTGTTTTGCCTGCATCAACATCAGCCGATGCCAACTCCTTTTTGGTAGTGAATACCAAATCTTCGCTGAATTTCGTCTGTTGGGCCGTAGAGTTCATACGGCTAATCATTTTCTTTTTCTTTGCAACATTCATTACTTCTTAACACTCCTTTTCGTATTAGAATTTGTTGTTTTCTCAGCCGCTTTTACTTCTTTTTCGGCTTCGGTTTCCTTTTCTTCCCGCAGGGCATCTGTTTTCACCTCACCTTGTTCGGTTGTTTTCGGTGGCTCTGTTTCCGCTTTTGGTGGTTCAGCCTGTTCCGACATAAGTTCTGGGTGGAAGAAAAGCTGTGTTTTCTTTTTCTTCTCGACTTTTTCCGGCTCTTTGTAGGTTTCAGCGGCTTTCAGTGCTTCGCGTAAACACTCTTTACACACAATGACGGAATTACCCTTCTCACGATTTCGTGAGAGAGCGAACACGTCAACGGTGTTTTTACAGCCACGCACACCGCATTTTCTTTTTACTCGTTTGATATTCATGTCAATAAAAACTCCTTTTTGCTCTGCTGACGTGCAGCATCTTATTTTTGTACTTCTCTAAGTCCTTTTCAAACTGTGTGCGGGTGTCTTGCTTGTAGTCCGCACCGTAGAATTGGTACTTGTTCATATACTGAGTGAAGCTATCCACAAGGTCGTCATTCACTCCATTCGGAAACGCCGCAAGTTCCTCGATAAATTCGTCAGTAAATGCGGCATACTCGGGAAGATACACATTTCCCGCTTCAACGATGCCCGTTACGGCATTTGCCCTTGATACTTTACTCTCTTTCGGTGTTATAGGAATAATGCCGGGTATTTCGTGTCTTAGTGTGGATATAATTGCACTGCCATTTGCCTTATCCTCAATAAGGATTGCATTTCGGTCGGGGTACTTTGCCGCCATATCCCGTATGGCTCTTACCGTTGTAGGGAAGTCCATACGCCTTTTAAGCAAATCAATCAGATAATTGTCGGCATTTACCTTGCCCCATACCTCAATAGCAACAAAGTCGTTATTTTCGCCGTCCTTGAATGTCGCATCGACTGAAATAACTTTAAGCGGAATATGCTCCGGCAGCATTGTGTACTTTTTCCACCATTGCCTTTGAAAGATATTACCCGTTTCAGCAGTAGGTCTGCCTTGCATTAAAGCATTCCACGCTCGCCTGTCGCTTGTGTAGCTTTCCTTAAATTCCTTTAACCACTTATTGTCTTTTCCGATTTCAGGACAAAGCGCATCGCCTATGTTCCTGCCGAATATGTCGTTTGCTTCGGCTTCAAGAGGTATGTTCACAACCTCAACATTGTTTTCTTTGGCAATAACACGCCCCGCTAAATCATCTTCGTGCCAACGGGTTTGAATAATGATTATCTTTGTACCCGCCTGTGTTCTCGTTTTAATAGAGTTCTGCCATTCTTCCCAAAGTCGCTCACGGTATGTAACGCTGTCAGCTTCTTGTCGGTTCTTTATCGGGTCATCAATAATGATTAAATCACCCGCATTACCCGTAATACCTGACATAATACCTCTTGTGATGATACTTCCGCTGTGGTTTACAAGCTCCATGTCTCTGTCTGAGGACTTGGAAAGTGATATATTAAAAATGAATTGCCCGTAGTCGTCTATCTTCTTACGGTTTCGTCTGCCGAATTTCCCGGCAAAATCATCGTTATAGCACGCCACGATGCAACGCTTATCAGGATATTTCCCCAAATACCAACTTGGGAGCGTTTCGGTGACGGTCATACTCTTACCGTGCTGCGGAGGTGTGGACAGCACTAATATGTCGTAAGGATTGCCCGTCACCGTTTCAGTGAAAGACTGCACCTTTTCCGCTAAAAACTTATGGAATGTAGTTGGTATCCACTTATCCTGATGAACAAAATAGCAATATGCCGCGTAGCTCGACCGCATCAGCTCTATGGCAAACTCATTATCGTTTGGCATATCCTGCAAGCTCCGCAAGGATTTCAAGCTTATCGTCCCCGATAATCTCTACTTTTTCAGTAGGCTTGCCATCTGCAAGTGCCTTTTTGTCGTACAGCGTACCAATAGCGGTCGTAATTGCTTTAATATCCTGTAGCTGTAAGGATTTAATCTTTGCAATAAGGCTCTGCTTTTCGGGGTATGTCATTTCGTCTTTATCTTTGAAGTAGACTTCTTCAATAAGGTCGTCCAATTCTTCCTCTGATGTGATAGCCCTATCAAAACGGCGATTGAGAAGCATCAAACCTTTTTGGATAATCTCAGAAGCCTTTGACGAAAATTCTTCCATCTGCTTTTCACGCAGTTTTATAAATTCGGGTTTATCCTTATTGTCGTAAACAATTTTCTTAACCGTTGAGAACGGCAAGCCCAAATCGCGTGATGTTTGCAGGAAGTTGTTTGTTACCACCCACGAAGCCATTATCTGATGAACAACTTCGGGCGGTGTTTTCTGTCCTCTCGGCAAGTTATTCACCACCTTTTCAATAAAAAATGAGATATAGAACGCACACCGCACATATACAGTGATTTCATTCTATACCTCATTATAAAATGTTTTATCGTTCAGTTATCGGACAATTCAATGCAAAAAGCAATCCGTTTTTTCGTAGCAAACTTTAACAACAGAGTGCGCTCACCACTTCTCGTAAAACTCTTTCCGCAATTTGTATAGTCGCTTTTCGTTTATGTAGTATTCGAGTGATATACTAAGCACGGATTTATTATCATTCGTCATAACTTCGTACAAAGCCTTGTAATCTTCCTTGCCAACCTCGATACACAAATTAAGTATCTTTTGCTGTATCTGCTCCGGCATATCCCTGACATTCATACAGGTGAAATATATCAACCCTTGTTTGTTATATGGTAAATGTATTCCTCTACGCTTTCTAAACATCGCTATATCACTCCAATCTCTTTAACCTTTTTAATTCTTGCTTTTAACACATTCATAATTGTATCGTGTGTCTGTCCTCTGTCATGTACCGCCTCCATTACTTCCTCGTCAACAGTGTCCTCACAAATCAGATAATGCACATACACCTTTTCATAAGGTGAACCCTGCCGATACAATCTACAAATGCCTTGGTCGTTAAGCTCAAAGCTCCAATTCGGTGTAAACCAAATGAGATGCCGTCCACCTGCTTGCAGATTCAAACCGTATGCGCAGCTTGCAGGGTGAACCAATAAAACATCAACCTCACCGTTATTCCACGCATCTTCATCGTGATAATCTTTATACACTCTAACACGCAATTTTGTTTTCGATAATGCTTCAAGTATTCTATCCCTGTCGTGCTGATACCCATAAAAGGTAATACACTTTTCACCCTCTAAGCGTTCTAAAAGTTCCATATAGGCATCAATCTTACAACTATGCAGGGGAATAACCTTTTTATCCTCGTTATAAATCGCTCCACTTGAAAACTGTAACAGCTTGCCTGTAAGAACACCTGCCATTTGTGCCGTGATAACTTCCTCGTCAATCTGTATCAGCATTTCACGCTCAAACTTGTCATAAGCCTTACGGCTTTTACTATCCAAACAAATCGGTACTTCGTGTGTAATAAGCTCCGGCAGCTCCAAATAATCCTCAGCTTTCATACTGATGCAAATATCCTTAATCACATCAAGTACCGCCGCTTCTGCTCCGTCCTTTGCGGTATATTCTGTAAAATGCCCGCCGTGATTATTGCAGTCAAAATACATTTGCCGAAAAGAGGTAATTGTTTTACCAAGCCTTTTACCCTCATCAAGTAAATACACCTGCGACCACAAATCCATAATATCTCTTGCAGACGGTGTGCCTGTGAGTAGTACAACCTTTTTCATAAACCTGCGCACTAACTTTAAAGCCTTGAACCTTTTACTTTGCGGATTCTTAAAACTTGTGCTTTCGTCAAGTACCACCATATCAAAAGGCCAATCCTGTTTATAGAAGTCAACTAACCACGGAATATTCTCTCGATTGATAACATACACGTCTGCGGGGGTGTTAAGTGCTTTAACTCTTTTCGCCTGTGTACCAAGTACAGTGGATATTCTAAGATGCTGTAAGTGATTCCACTTTGCACTCTCTTTCGTCCAAGTTGCTTCGGCTACCTTTTTCGGTGCTACAACTAAGCACTTTGCAATGCTCCACCTGTAATACTTCAAAATGTTAATTGCTGAAAGTGTAATAGAGGTCTTACCCAATCCCGGTCTTAAAAACAACCCAATCGCATCGTCCTCTACAATCCTCTGAATACAATATGCCTGATAATTATGTGGCTTATATTCCATTCTCAATAACCCCTCTTACAAAATCGTCAACCTTTTCTTTGGTGTCTATCATCAAAACCACGAAACCTAATCCTCTGATTAAATCCGCAACCCATATCTGAAGCTTTCGCATTTTTTTACCGGGTGCTTTCAGTTCCACAAAGTAAATCCGACCCATAGGCACTAAGACAATGCGGTCAGGAACTCCATTGAAACCCGGACTTACAAACTTAAAAGCTCTGCCGTGTAATTCGTTCTTTACCTTTTTGCAAAGATATTGTTCTATCTCTTTTTCAAGCATCTTTCTATACTCCTTACTACTGCCTGTTACAAAGTTACAATTTTTTCTTATACGCGCGTATACATAGGCGTATATGACGCGTATAGAGTAAATTTACTCTATAAACTCTATGTTTTTAAAAAGTTTATATTTTTTTGTAACATTGTAACATTTTTAATAAAAGTCAGTAATATCAAGGGTTTCAGCCGTTACAAACGGTGTTACAATGTTACAAAACACCCTTTTTTCGTGAATTTTTGTAACACTTCAATTTTGTTACAAAATTCCACAGATTTTTGATTGTAACAGCCGTTTGTAACATTTATTTTCTTACAAATCCACGCTGTAAACCGTATGCACCAAAGCGCATAGGATTTGCAAATTTCCCCCAACCCGGTGTAGCTTCTATTACGCTGTTCAGTTCCCGAGTGTCGGCGCTGCGCATCTCACGAATACTACCACCTAAAGCTTCACACCAAACCTCTAATGCGCATATTCTGTCACGCGGTACAAGAGGAACATCGCCCTGCACTGTACCCGCCCAATACATTCTGCGTTTGTCAATCGTCCATTTGCTCCAATCCTCGGGTATATCCCTTTCCATAAATTCGCGGACAATACCCTCGCGGCTTGAAATCTCTCTGTGTTCTTCCTGTTTAGCCTTTGCTTCTTCTTCAATAGCTCCCGACAGATACAGGGGCTCGCCTAATTGCCAACGAACGTATGCTTCTGCCCATAGTTGGTCGATTTCTTCATCAGTAAGGTCTTGCCATACGGTTTTGGTATGTCTAACCTCACCCGTATTGATAGGCCAAAAACGGCGGTTACCTGTTGTATCTTGTAGGAAGTCTGATGTATTTGTTGTGCCGAAGAATATACAGGAGCGGGGAATTTCTTTTACATTACGACCGTATGCAGCTCTAAACCTATCAGCACGAAGCGAAAGGAATTGTTTTACACGGCTTACCTCTGTACGCCTGAACGCATCAAGCTCTGATACTTCAACAAGCCATACACCCTGTAACAGCTCCGATGCTTCTTTTCCCTCAAAGGTTCTTATGCTGTCATTGAACCAACCACGACTCATTTTATCAAGCAGTGTAGATTTACCAATTCCCTGCGGGCCGACTAAGATAACCATATTGTCGTACTTACAGCCGGGGGTCATTGCTCGCGCTACTGCGGCAACAAATGCTTTACGGGTAACGGCTCTGTTGTATGCGGAATCCTTTGCACCGAGATAATCAATCATCAGAGTGTCAAGTCTTTGTACTCCGTCCCACGTTCCTTTAAGGCTTGTGAGATAGTTTTGCACTTCATTAAATGCGAAGTTGTTGGAATGAAGCGACAAAGCTCCGTCAATCTTTCCGTTGCCTGTAATCTTATATACCTTTTCAAGATACCAATACAAACCTTGATTATCGTTATCGTCCCACAGTCTACGCCCGCCGCGGCTATCCCACGGGAGTGCTGCCAATACTTCACCGCGTGAAGCAAATTGATTAAGAGCGAATTTTCCTTTTAACAATGGGTCGTGTTCAAGGATAATAAGCACATCATTTATTGTGGCTTTTATAGCTCCTGTTTGGCTATTTAGCTCTAACAGTGATTGCCAATTAGAATCATCATCAGCAGATACCCCGTCAAAATCCTTTACTGCTGCGGCGGTACGCTCCTGTGCCATAAGTCCTGATACAGTCGGCAGTCCGATTGCAAATTCACACATAGCGGTGTAGGACGGCAGCTTAACGGCGGGTGTACCTGCGGCGGCATTATCATCAGCATCGCCGAATTTATGTAAGCGCACAAGGTCAAAAGCGTTTACAAGCTTACCACTGCAAGGGTCGGTTGCGTGGTGGCTGTATAAGAATTTGCCATTGTCGTAAATAACCGCACCGCCTGTTGTTGAACCCTCGATGTATGTATATCTACCGGGCATTGTGTCAACAGCTTCATAGATGCCGGGGATAAGTTCGTCCATAGCACGGTATATGTCATAGGTACGACAGAACGCACCGACAACACCGTTTTTGCTTTCAGGGTCACCCTGCTTTACTGCAAGTCGTGTAAACTGTGCTTGCCCCGGCAGGGCCGGCCATAAGGTCATATCGTGCCAATCTTCATAGGTAGCAAGTATTCCGTCTGCATTTACAAACTCTTTATCACCTACATAATAAATGTAATCGCTATCAGAGCTACAACTCGGCCAATACATCAGGCGGCTTACTTCAAAGGTCGTAGGGTCGGCAAACTCTAACCCGATGTATTCACCCATCTTACGGGCGATAGGTTCGTATTCTTCTGCCGTAATGGTACGGTCAAGCGGGAATAACACTCTAAGACGGGGAGCGGACGGCTGATGCTTTCTTGTACTGTAAATACAGTAGCCACAGCCCAACGCTTCAACTCGTCTTAAAATATTGTCTGTACCACCCGCGGGAATATTATCAAGGTCAAGCGTTATAATATCCCTGCCGCGTACATTGTTCGCCTTACGGCGTGTGCCGCTTAACTCACCACCTACAAAACCGCCGATGTCCTTTAAATCGTCTTGCTTTGACTTAGCGTATGTCATGTATTCCGCAAGGGTTTCAGTTCCCCGTGCAGGTACTTTCAGTTTATTCCACAGTTCGGAAACAAGCATTTCATTTGTAGTCCACAGTGTCGCTCTGCGGTTGTTTCCGACCGATATTTTTATTTTTCTATCATTATTCATAAATGGTTACTCCTTATTTAAAGAGTTTCAGCCGTTGCCTTATTTATTATCCTTTGCTTTTTCAAGAGCCGTACCGATTCTATCGGCAAGTTCGTACATTCTGTCTATAACAATGTTGCTCTTGCTGTTTTTAATTTCAAGGTCTAAAACCTCATCTTTAAGAACCTTTAGTATCTCATCTCTGATATTCATTTTCGCACCTCTTTCAATTCTTCTATTATTACAACCTTACAGTTGTATCCGTATCCCTTTGCTCTCGGGTCGAAAAATGAAGCGGGAGCTTCAATCTTTATGCCCTGTAACTTCATAAATTGTTCTATAAGCCAAGCTGCTTTCCGCGCTTCGATATGTGCCGCGCCGACTTTATCCCTTAAATCAATATATAGGATAAAAGCAGAGATAGGCATACCGATTATAATTCCTGCGGCTATTGCACATAAAATCTTAACTAACATTCACTATCACCCCAATCGAGTTTTTGTCCGCAACCTGAGCAATATTCACTGCCCCAATCGTTTATTTCATATTCAAAGTCGTGATGACATACAGGACAACATGCTGTATCATATATGAGTTCGCCGTTTTCATCGTAGCCGTCACCCTCATAGTCTAACTGCTGTGGTATCTGCTTTTTAACAGCTTCGTCCATCATAACAGCAAGTCTGTCATAGTCTTTTGGGTATTCACCGCGCTTTTTAAAATCAACACCATTTGCGAAGCAAGAGCGTATTTCACGCGCTTTTTAAAATCAACACCATTTGCGAAGCAAGAGCGTATTTCATGCGCTTTTTAAAATCAACACCATTTGCGAAGCAAGAGCGTATTTCACGCGCATCGGCTTCGGTCATAATTGATTTACCCTTATTATCTTTCATACTGTATTACTCCTTTCAATAAATGTGCTATCACATCAACCGTCCACCCGTTACCAAGCATTTTATACGCCTGTGTATCTGATACAGGGAAGGAATACCACTCAGGTACGGTCTGTAATCGCATACATTCTCTTACTGTTAATTTTCTTATTATGTAATCTATCTTCCGTTGCATACTCTTTAGCTTTATTGCAAAGAGTTGATTTGCAAGTGTCAATTCTATTTTCTATAACCTGTTCAAATTCTTGTGTAGTCATAGTGATTATCCTTTCTATTATTAGTGAGCTGTAAAGCCAAATTCAATCATTCTGCTGAGCATCATTTCATTAAGACTCAAAAAGAGTAGTCCGATGTATTTTTCTTCCTTTATAACTTTTCCGTCCCAAGTTAATTTACCCGCTATGCCATATCCGCGAAAGAATGATACAGGCTCTACCTCGATTTCAAGAACGCCGCTTGTTGTATAAAATTCCGAAAACTCCTTAATGATTTGAGCAGCTTCGGCTTTAGCCTTTTTAAGTAGTGCGGGTACTTCGCTTTTTGTGCAGATGAAATAATTTCCCATAGGAATACCTCTTAATCTTTCTTGAAAAATTCACCCGTCCAACCGTCAGCACCGAGAGGAAGTCCCGCCGCCCACGGTATAGGCTCTGACATTATTTCAACAACCTTGTCAAGCGATGCAGTATCTGCCGGACAGTCGATAACGACTTCATCATGTATATGGAATACAACCTTAAATCCCGCTTTCTCTAACCTCTCAATAGAACAGGATAGACAGTCACGGGCGATAGCCTGAACGCAGTTCTCGACAAGTTTACCGCCGTATGTTTCGATTCGTTTCCACCGCTTTGAGGTCTGCTCCATACCTAAGTATGAGATTGACGGATTGCCCCATTGGTTTTCACCTATTTGTGGTGATATATAATAGAGCTTTCTGCCTGATGGAAGTGTAATAGTCATATAGTCCCTATTCTGTGAGTAATCAAACTCACGGGCTAAAATAAGACCATTTACACCAACGCTACCACCGTTCTTTACAACCTGTGCGGCTGCCGCATCTACCTTGTACCATAAATCTCTGATGCACTTGTTTGCTTCTCGCCAACGGGTGACTATATCGGGTAAATCTTCTTCGGGTATTCCCATATCTAAAGCACCCATATTGATTAAAGCACCTGAAGAGCCTTGATAACCGAGCGCAAGTTCAGCGACCTTGCCTTTTTGCCGGAGCGCATATTCGGGATTTCCCTTTTTTATGAGTTCAATCGGCACTCCGAACATTTGAGATGCAGAAGCTTCATATATTTTGCCGTGTGTCCTAAATACTTCAAGCCGCCATTCCTCACCTGCAAGCCACGATATAACACGGGCCTCTATTGCGGAAAAGTCCGCATCTATGAGAACATTTCCCGGTGAAGCTATAAAAGCGGTGCGAATAAGCTGACTGAGTGTATCTGATACACTTCCGTATATGATGCGCAGTGCATCAATCTTACGTTCCTTTACAAGTTCCCTTGCGAGAGGTAAAGGCTCTGTATATGTACGCGGTAGGTTCTGCACCTGCACCAAACGCCCCGCCCATCTACCTGTGCGGTTTGCTCCGTAGAATTGTAGAAGTCCACGAACCCTATTATCATCACAGACAGCCGCCGCGATTGCATCATACTTCTTTGTTGACGTTTTCCCAAGCTCTTGCCTGATTTCAAGCATACGCTGTACGGCGGGGGTGTTATCAAGCGACAGCATTTTTGATACGACCGCTTTATTAAGGGAAGTAATCTCTGAATTAGTTTCGTCCTCTAACCACCCTTTAACCTGTGCTATGCTGTTCGGGTTGTCAAGCCCTGTTATCTCTACAGCTTCATTCATAAGACTGCTATTGACCGATGCGCCGATGTCTAAAGCGCCTTGCACCATTTCCATATCAACAGCAACGCCACGGCTATTGATTATAAGGTCGGTTTCCCATTCCTTTTGAACGAAGTCGGGTACTTGTATGGAATCAAGACGTTTGTCAATTTCCATTTCAGTAACAACGTCTTGTAAGTTGTACTGTTTGAAAAGCTCCCACCTCTGCGGGTCGTGATGCGGGTAATTTCGTGTTCTGCCACCGTTTGATTTTGTCGGAGCGCAGGGAACACAAAAATATCTGATAAGTGCGGCACCCGTATTGAGCTTTCGTCTATCTTCGGGAAGTCCTAAAGCCTTACCTGTTGCACTTAACCCCGCTGTATATCCCGCATATAGCCCCTTAAACATCGTGCATCGCCACTCTGACGGTGGTAATTGCTTACCCATATACTTTGATAGGCAACCCCATTCAAACGGCGCATTGTACGCTTTTTTGATGTATTCAGGGTTATCAAGTGCGTTTGCAATTAGCGGGGGAAGTGTTTCCCCCGCTGTAAAGTCAATGCAAACAGGGTCAGCATCATCTAAGGAATAGGCAAAGAGTAATATTTCAAAGTCGGGACTTTGTATGTACTTAAATGCTCCGGCTTTCTTAATATCTACACTTGAATATGTTTCAAGGTCTATTCTTAGAGTGTGCATTTTAATTTCCCCTCTCTGTTTACATTGGTTGTCCTGTGATTGGATTTATTCTCGGTGCTGCCGCTGTCGGCTGTTGTACCTGTTGGTATCCTGTTGTTGGTTGTGGTGCATACGCAGGTGCAGGTGTCTGCGGTGCGTATGTCGGTGCGGGTGCTTGCGGTACGACTGCATTTCCTAAGTCTGCAAAGTCAGAAGCGGCAGAAGCACCACCCGCTAAAGGTTCACCGTCCCTTGTTTTCATTACATTACCAAGTCCACAGCCTACGCCTTTACTACCTGCCGTATCGTACGGGAAGAAGTTGACAGTTACACGGGCATATATACCGCTGTATATATCATTCGGTGCAAGCTCACAGTTGATATTGTCTATACCGACTACCTGCGGCTTATTCTTTGATGATGCGGTTATTACATAATGACCTTTACATTCGTCACCGAACGGCAAGCCGTTAGGACGTAAGCCGTCACCATCGTGAAGAATGATTTTAGGCTGAGGGTGTGCGCCGCCCCATTTCTTACTAACTCCATCTTCGTAAGCTGCCTTGATAGAATTGTTGATGTCGTTCACCGTTGCGGCATCGGTTTTAGGAATAAGAAGCGTTACGCTGTACTTCGCTTCGCCGCCGGGCTGTGCTGACCTCGGCGTGATAAGGTTCTGATAAGATAATCTAACTTCACCTGTTAATACTTTTGTAGGAATGTTCTGATACATAAAATTTACCTCTTTTCTTATTTTTCATTTTTGGATTTTAACTCTTTGAAATAATTTAAGATTTTTTCGCACTTCATAAATTTGGCATATAACCTTTTATTTGGTTCAACGTAGACAGGTTCTAACAACCATATTTCTTGTGCTTTTTCCATACGCTCTGTGAGGTATTGCTCTAATACCTTAATGGTGTTTTCGTTACGCCACGGCTCTTGAAATACATACTTCAACAGTTTTCTTTGTTTTGATAGTGGTGTTCCGTTGAAAAAGTTTTCAAGATGAATTTCCATTGTGCATCGTTCCACCAAGATTGTTACATGCTCAGCCATTTGTAGTACCTGCAAAGTCAGAAGCGGCGGGGTTGTATGGTTCGCGCTTGTCGCTCATAGGTACAAGGGTTGGTTTGCCTAAAGGCTTTACAACAAACTGACCTATCTTTTCAGCAAAGTCCGCTTTACCCATAAGCTTTTCAATCTCTGTTAAGGTCTTTGCTTTTCTCTCATAAACCAAAGATTCATCATAGCCCGCCGCGATAACAGCAGAAAGGGCAGCATCTTGGTCGCTGAATGTTCGATTGCTTCGACCTGCAACAGCTTTATAGCCGGGGATAGAACCGCCGTTCAGTATTGCTCCGAGTGCGTATTCCTCTAAGTCCTTATACCACGATACAAGCTCTGCGCCGCGTGTAAGTAAATCGCCGATTTCTGCATCGGTCAAAATGTTATCACCGTGGTCGTGTTCTGCAAGTGCTTCGGGTACGCAGTTCTTAAATTCTTCAAGTGCTGAGTTTACATCGGCACGAGCTTTACATTGCGATTTACCTTTGCAAAATCTACAATGTTCACCCGGTACATATTCCCCAAGTCCCATATATGCCTTTTCTGCGATAGGTTTGATTGATTCGCCCCAAGCGTATAGCTCGTCAGATGTGATTTCTGACACGCTCGGCGTTTCTGATAGACGGGGTTGGTCGATAGTCATAATTACTTTTTTAATGGTATCGCCATATATTGGTCTATACTTTTTTAACGCTCCAAGGGCATACAGTTTCATTTGCGGATTGTTCTCTGCCGAAACAGGAACGCCCTTGCCGTGCTTATAATCGGTAATGCAAATTGTATCGCCACCAATCATAATGTTATCGCAAGTACCGAATCCCTCAGGAACATACTCGGAAAACTCTACCTGAACCTCAGCAGCAACATAAGGCATACTGCTATACTGCATAGCTCTCTCGGTCAAGTGTTCGATATAAAGGTCCGATGTTTTTTCCATTTCAGTGCTATATATTGGGTCTTTTTTAAGCTTGTTATGTCTTGTTGTAAAGGTCTTAGGGGTAATGGCTGTTGTAAATTTCTTTAGGGTTTTAAGCTCGCATATTGCGTGTGCTAAGCGACCTTCCTCCGCATACCCTGATGTGCTTTCAGGAAATAACTCCTCATATCTTGGTGCTGCCGTACACACTAACCATCTGTGAGCAGAGGAAGCGGACAACAATGCGTGTTTTTCAGGCGTTGGCATTTTTTATCACCCCCCTAAATAGATGCACCCATAGCACGAAGCTCTGTCGCAAATGCCCCATAGTATGCAGGGTCAAGTGATGTTAGAGCATCAACGCCATACTTTGCAAGTAACCCTGTAAGCTCTTTGCCTTTGCCTGCATCAAATAACGCTGTACCTGCTACTGAAATCATTTCGAGTGTGTACTGCGGTGCAGATGTTGGCACAGCAGGGGTGGTAGGTTGCTGTGCAGGTGGTGTTGTAACTACCTGAGCAGGTTGTGCCACACTCTGATTTACATCAATAGGGTAGTTCACAGGTGGCGTGTTCGGTGCAACTGTCGCAGTCTGCGGTACAGTAGCAGGGGTAGTAGGGTTTGGGGTCGGTTGCTCAGCAGGAACACAAGTAATGTTGGTAGGAACTGCACAAGCTGTCGTCCCATTTGGGGTTGTTTTCGCAAGGGCGTTTATCGCTCCTGCAAGGTTGTTGATTGCTTCCGCTATTTCGGGAGCTGCAATCGTGATTTTGATTTCTGACATTGTCAGACACCTCCTTAAAATTGTTATTATTATCAATATTTTGACAATCACATTTTTCATTGGGGTCTAAGTTTGCCCCACAATTAGGACAAGTGTGATAATAAGGCATACTTAACACCGACTTTTTTGGTTTTGCTGTATTGATTTGATAAATATTCTTTTTCTACAACCCCTATTTCACCTGTGTATTTGTTTCTATATCCTGCGTAGGGCATAATTTTTACGGTAGTATTATGAATTAGCACATCAAATCCCCCTTATGTAGCTGTCCCATTTACTGAGCTTTTCCATTACTGAGCTTGAATACTTTGTGCTATATACACCTTTGTTCCATAATCTTTTTGCACCTGCGTCCCCACAGTTATAAGCCATAAGTGCTAATTCAGTTTCGCCGTGCTTTTCAAGTGCTTGAGATAACATAAGGACACCTGCTTCGATGTTCCCTTTGCGGTCAAGGGGGTTGATGCCTTTTTTTTGTAGCCATTCAAAATTGGTTTGATTTATTTGCATTATTCCATAGTCGTTGGTACGGCTTACCGCATCAGGGTCAAAGTGCGATTCTTGTTCAGCTACCGCTAAAGCCAAAGCAAATGGCACTTGGTATTTCTCACACATTATAATCATAGTTTCTTGCAGCTCGGTATCAAGCGTTCTGCCGTCACTCTCGATGTGTAATGGCGTTTGTATTACTTCTTCTGCACTCACATCCTGATTAGAAAAAGCAGATGCGAGAAAACAACCAAATATCGTTCCAACGCTAAAAATAATAAGGACAAAGCCTATGAAAATTAAAAGTATTTTTCGTTGCTCTTTCTGTTTTTTACGAATATGAGCAACTCTGCTATTGTCCTGTGTAGTCTGTTTTGTGTTCATTAGATACACGCTCCTTTTTCCATTTTTCAAATCTTTTTTCGACATCCGGATTTTCAAAGTAACGCTCGGTGGCTTCTGCAACCCAAAGCATAAAGCTTTTTGCTTCATAAGTTGGTAAGGTAGATAATTCATTCATAGCGATTACTCCTTAATTCTCTGTGTCTATAGCTTCTTTGTCTGTCCTGTTGTTTTGCTCAAAATCCAACAGGTCTTTTTCCCGAATACGATAGCTTCTTCCGATGCTGATAGCAGGGAGCTTCTGCTCTCTAACCCAATCCCACACGGTAGTTACTTTCACACCGTATCGTTCAGCGACCTGTTCGCAGGTATAAAACTTATCCAAACAAAATCTCTCCTTTCACTTGACTTTTGTTTGGTTTAGTGCTATAATGTTTAGTGTCAGCAAAACTATATAGCACTAAAATCCAAACTGAAGCAGTTAAATCTGTTGCAGGTGCTTTTGTTATACTCATTCTTGCCCTGCTTTTGTTTAACTGAGTTCATTATAGCACACTTTATTGAACTTGTCAATAGTTTTGTTTAATTTTGTTTAATTATTTTTTTAGGGGGTTTAATTATGCGTTTTTACGACCGAGTAAATGAACTATGTATTAAAAAGGGAATATCTATCACAGCACTTGCAATGGAGCTTGGTTTTTCAAAGGGAACACCTACAAATTGGAAAACTATGGCTAAGCCACCTCGTGCAGAAAGTATAAAAAAGATTGCTGATTATTTCAATGTATCACCATCGTATTTCACAGAAGAAAACAATGTAGGGGTTCATTCCGTACACGACAATCACGGCATAATCGGTTCGAACCACGCACCTGTAACTATAATAAATGGCAGCGAAAGAAAGTTATCCGAACAAGAGCTTGAGCTGTTACATATCTTTGATAGTTTAGATGTAGTTAAAAAGGCTCGTTTATTGGTTTACGCTTCGGAATTAGAAAAAGAGGTGTAATTTCCTATGAAATCTAAATTAAACGGAATTAGGGTACTTTTTGTACTTCTGACAGTATTGCTCATTATTGAATGTGTGTTTTGTGTTCCGTATGACAATGTTGAAATATTTAGGTCGGAGCAGAATGTTCCTCATTCTGAAATTATTGGGAGTGGATATGCTACGATTTTTGACATAGCTGACGATGATGCACTTATCTACGGTACTAATTGGACGGCAGCAGGAAAAAAGGTTAGCACACCAAGACTGACAATCAATATATCGGTAACGCTTTTGTTGTTTGCTATGGTGTACTTGCTTTTCTTCCGGGAAAATAAAAAACCGTTCTGCCCTGAAGCAAAACGGTCTGAACAATTATCATTATTTGATTGTATTGACGAAAGTGAGGAATAGAGTATGAAAGATAAAAAGATAATAAAGGTTCACACTCTGTCACCCAAAAACGGATATTACATAGATTCAATAGAATGGACATCAGAGAACCACGACTATATTAAAAATTCGCTTGATGCTCTTACAGGTTGTATTTATACAATGATTGTATATAAGGACGGTAAATCGGAACGCCTGACAGTAACAAGGGAGCTTTTTGAAATGGCGAAGAAAGATTTTGACAAAATATAATAAAGAGGTGGAGTGTATGAAAAAAGGCGTTATATACCCACGCTATTCAAGTGATAGACAAAATGAACAGAGTATCGCAGGACAAGTAGAGGTATGTCGTAAATGGGCAGAGGATAACGACATTGAGATAATAGACATATATCCTGATGAAGCTCTGACCGGACGAACCGATAAACGCCCCAACTTTCAAAGAATGATACAAGATGCGAAAAACGGCAAATTCGAGTATATCATAGTATATAAAATAGACCGCTTTGCTCGTAACAGGTATGACAGTGCCATTTATAAAGCTCAGCTTAAAAAGTATGGTGTTAAGGTTGTGTCTGCTATGGAAAATATCGCAGACGGACCTGAGGGCATTATATTGGAAAGTGTTTTAGAGGGTATGGCCGAATATTACTCTGCAAATCTTTCCCAAAATGTGCTAAGAGGTATGCACCAAAAAGCACAGCTCGGTAAATTTATGGGCGGTACTGTTCCGCTTGGGTATAAAATAGACGAAGATAAAAACTATGTCATTGATGAAAAGACCGCATTTATAGTAAAAAGAATATATGAAATGTATGCAGATGGAAGCACTGTAAAAGAGATATGCAAAGAGCTTAATGCTTCGGGGTATAAATCATCAACCGGGAAAACCTTTGCTGCAGGTTCACTACATAGAATACTTACCAATCCGAAATATATCGGCAAATATGATTGTATGGGTGTAGAGCTTGACGATGTCATACCGCAAATAATTGATGTTGTAACATTTGATGCGGTGCAAAGAAGAATAAAGAAAAACAAGAGGTGTCCTGCAAGCTCAAAAAGTCCTGCAGATTTCCACCTTACAGGAAAACTGTTCTGCGGTAAATGTGGTGGCAGTATGGTGGGCGATAGCGGAACAAGTAGCACAGGTATAACACATTTTTACTACTCGTGTCTAAATAAAAAAAGGAAAAGAGGTTGCACCAAAAAATCAGTTAAAAAAGATTGGATTGAAAAACTTATAACAGATGTAACAATCAATCAAGTGCTTACTGATGAAAACATTGAATACATATCACAAAAAGCATTTGAGGTGTACGAAAAGGACAGAGCCGATAAGTCTGAGCTTAATTCACTTAACAGCACATTAAAAGAGGTGCAAAAGGTTATAGATAATATTATGAAAGCTATCGAGCAGGGTATTATTACTGACACAACAAAAGAACGCTTAATAGATGCAGAGGAACGCAAGAAGAATATACTACTGTCGATTGCTAAAGAGGAACTTAGAAAACCACCGATTACAAAAGAACACATTGAATTCTTCCTGTATGACATTAAAAACAGGGTGCATAATTCAAGTGAGCAAATAGAGGTTATCATAAGAACCTTTGTAAATGCGGTATATTTATATGACGATAAATTGATAATGACCTTTAATTTCCGAGAGGGTGAGGAACTTAAAAAGGTCGAATTGTCAGAGCTTGAAAAGTTCGGATTTGACGACCGAAGGTTCACCAAAACATTTTTATACAAAATCCCCGAGAATTTTATTTTCTCGGGGATTTTGCTTTTTGTCTATTACTTTACTAACAGAATTTTTTTAGATATACTATATTTAACAAAAATGATATACCTTTCCTGA